CCTCCTTGAATTATAAGTAGCTGTTTTAATTCCTCCCACCTCCGGGCTGTCTCGTTGCGTAGCCTACACGCACCACTTCGATTTGAAGGTGGGAGGTATGGTTATTTAACAAATTCTCCACCAACGTAAACGTGACCTTCGTCATCGTACTCAATCTTACCCTCGTAGGTCTTGCCCTTGTAGGTACACTTGCCAGTGCCGTTTACGATGCGGTTGCCAATCATAAGTTCTATGTTCTGAATATCCCATACGATGCAGTCGCTGTCAGGATCGTTCTTCATTGCTTCTGAAAACTCCTTCCAAGAGGAGTATGACTTGCCATTGATATTGATTGTCTGGTGTATGTTGATCATAGTTTAGTCCTCCTTTTGTTAAGCTTATCAAGCGTGTTGCACACGAAAGCCCAGTTCTTATCTCGGTCAGCCTTGCTTGCAAAAATATGCTTATGAGCTGTGCCGTTGATGTATATCGTGTAAGATGTATCGTCTTCAAGTTGTGCATATTCCACTTTGGTGATGTCGTATAGGCTTATTACAGCTCCGTCAGTCTTTATGCTTACGTATATAGGATTCATAGTTTTTTTAGGTTTTGAAAAATGCTACGCCAGTTACGCCCCTGGACGTAGCACGACTTAAAATAAGCCCCCAAAAACGGCAGTAATTAGGGTTGAATCAAACATGCCGTGACGTACCGACAATTTCTTTTTACTCACTCTCAAAAATGCCTTGCAGGTCGCGCCCCCTGCTCGGCAGCGTCTTTACTTGAAGTAAAACACATTAACTTGAGAATCATAAAACATTTCGGTTTTTATTAAACATTAATTAATCATTAATTAAAACCGTGACGCGCCGGAGAATACTTCTTTACTTCTTCATAGGCTACTGAATTATGCTTGTCCTTTTCAAGCGTTAAGAGTTAATGACTGTGTAAACTAACACTCGCCATAGCAAGCGTACTCTTCCTGATGGTACAACAGTCTTGCTATGTGCATTATCTGTTGCTTGATGCTCTCGTCTGCGCATTGCTTTGCGAGGTCTGGCAGATAACACCAGTTAATGTATGTTATGCGCTCTGCCACATCAAGACGGTCTCTGTCTGATTTGCAGTTGGATATTGCAGACTTGATGTCAGGTGCTGTGTTTAATCGTCCGTACATACTATCCGAATAAGAATATTGTTAGTACTATTACGATGGATGCAATAAAGATTGCTCCGTCAGAGTCGTTGTTAGTCCTGTTTTCCATTAATCACAACGTCAAGGATGTTAGTTTCTGAGACAGATATTATTTCGTAGTCCATGACAGACGTTGGGAATGCAGTATCTACGTTGTTCCTTGCTGTCTCAACACTGCTTCCTTGGACGAGATAGGTTATCTTCTGTTTCCTCTCCTTTGCAGTCTTCTCGTCAATGGTGATGAATGCCACCTTGACCTTGTACCATTTGCCTTCGTTTGGATTGTTAGAGAAGAACACCTCAGAATACGGTGCTATTGATATGGCAGAAACCTTGAAATCGATACCGAAGAAAGACTTTCCCTGTTCTATTGCGTTGTTCTCTGCCTCGGTGAAAGAGAGAGCATCGAATACGTATATGTCTGTGACTTTCTTCTCTAATCCGCTATCGTCAACGCGATTGCCGGTAACCTTCGTCTCATAAAATTCAGCTGTGATTGTCTTGATTTCGTTCATTTTAGTTTTGTTTTAAAGTTATAACAACTCACTGGCAGGCTATGTTCGACGTATGACCGTCTGAACATGCAATACCAGCCATTAATACAATTTCTTCCGTAGTCGCAGTCCTTGCAGATATTCATTGAATGATTTCGTATTGTATTTCTCCGTCTATCTCATACTCGTCCTCATCAAAGTCAACCTGCTCGTTGATTGCCTTCTCAAAGTCGCATACTGACGTGTCTATCTCACGCTGTGAATACCCATTCTCGTCAACTTCCGAATAGAACACATCGTAGTCAGAGACTGTGACCGTAACCCTTCTCTTTACGGAATAGTAAAGTTCGAGTTCTACTTCGATACCTTTTTCGTTGCTGTTTTCCATACTCAATTATTTTTAAGTTCATGCTTGCTGATATACTCTGCAGGAGTCATCTTGTGCTCACGGACAAACAGGTCTATAACCTTGTTCTGGTAACACTCGTCAAGCCCTGCCTCATTCGCTATGATGCTCCTTGCCGATTTAAGAATATCCTCTACACTCCGTTGTGGTTTCTTCGATGTTTTATTGAAAATGCCGTTTTTGGCGGTTTCCTGGAGTTCTGACGAGCTTTTGCCTACTCGGTGGCAGTATTCCTCATACGATATGGTTTCGCGCTTAGAATCGGCTTCTAATCGTTTTTTGTTTTCCTCTGAATCTATTTTGTCAAAAAACTTTGACCTGTACTCGACAAACTGAATCAGAGAAGAAGTTATTACCATAGGATCAACTGCGCCGTAGAACTTTCCGTACATACCGGCTTTGAATCGGTAGAAGAAGAGCATAAGTTCAGAAACCTTCATCCACCAGTATTCGTTTGCTATCATCAAGGCAAGTTCCTTAATCTGCATTTCGTTAAGCTTGTCTTTGCATCCGCAATACTCACTTACGTTGAAGAGTTGTGGTATAAGCCACGTTGTAGGAGCTGTAGGACCATAGACAGTCTTCAGAAGGTTAAGAGTCGGGAATTTGTCGTTTGTGAAGCAGTTCCGCTCATTCTGACATATAGTGAATTGCTTTGAAGGATTCAGAGCATTACATATTTGCGGAAGAGTCGGATACGAGGAAGTCATCAATGAAATCTGCTTCCGTAATGCTTGCGGCAACTCTCGCCGCTGCGAGCATTCTTTCCTCATAGGTTGACGTTGCTGTGTTAGAATTTGTATTGCCTGTTCCATATCTGTTTGTTTTTAATTCAAAAAGACCTGCCCAATTATTTGCGATGCTTTGTTCAATTATCTGCATTGCAATTTCAGGAGAGTTGTTTGAAAGTTTTTTTAGTTTGTTGTAGCACATCTGCACTGACCTGTCACTCTTGTACGATTCACGCCTTTCTTTTTTGTATTGAAGCCAAAGTTCAAAACATTCGCGATAATCATCTTCAGGAATGAAAGTGATTTGAGGTTTCGTTGCCTTCGGTTTCTTCTCTTCCCCTACAACCCTATCTTTTTTAGAGTTATTATATATATTATCTTCTAAAGAAGAAATAATATCTAAAGAAGAAAGAGAGGGGCGTTGGTTCCTCGTTGGTTCCAAATCTGCGTAACTATCTGAAACAGAGATAGGTTGTTGATTCCTCGTTGGTTCCTTGTGTGTATCAGGAATTGTACCGTTGGTTCCTCGTTGGTTCCTCGTTGGTTCCAAATCTGCGTAACTGCTTGATTTACATAGGGTGTAGTTGGTTCCTCGTTGGTTCCCTGTTGGTTCCTCTATAATGCCTATGTCGGTAAGGTATTTTAGTGCTATACGTGCCTGTTGGCGTGATATATCTAATTGCGTACACATAGATAGTGTACTCGATGTTACCTTCCCTTGACTGTCGGCATTAATACATAACCACCTTAATACCGATAGTGCCTTTGTCTTTGAAAGGAATACATCCTTTAATTTGTCTATTGGTATCGTAATCATAAACTAATGCCTTCCAAACTTATTGTCAGTGACAAAACGGTCCAAATCTGATTTAGCGAACCAGATAGGACGTGTGTTGTACTGATAATACGTGATTTCATTATTCTTGCGTAGATTGTCAAGAAAGTCTCTGCTAACACCTAAATAGGCAACGGCTTCATCTGTATTGAGCCATATCTTTTCAACGGTGTTGACTATGGCTTTCTTGATGTTTTTGTGTGTAGCCTTTGCCATAGTGGTAATAATTTTAGAATGAAGCGTATTCGTGCATTGTGACAGGCAGACCTAAAACTTCACGAGCATATTTCCTTATTTCCGCTGACCGTCCGGTGATTCGCCTGAAATTTAGTGCGTCATAAACAGAAATCCTTGCGCATTTGAAATGCTCCATAATGTTCTCAACGTCTTTTACTGTGCATGAAATGCGTGGTGACTTCCATCTTACAAGTCCAGTTTTACGATTTTCCATTTTTCTTTTGTCTGATAAAATTTTTGATTATACTAATTAGTTGAAAAATTGAGGTTCCGTAGGGATAGTTTTATCCCATACGGAGAACAGGCTAAAATACGGATTTCAAATGTCAGAACTCATTGAGCTTATCCAGGAACTCCTGATCCTTGCATTTTCGGAATACGAGATTGATAAGTACGTCCTTTACTCGCTCATACAGTTCTTCAAAGTCCTTCTGCGACAGTTTGTCAACGGCTGTTGACTTGTGCATAAAGATAATCTTGTCAGTATGGAAGTCATAGATAGGCTCAACGCTGCCGGCTTCCATCTCAACGGCGTGCCGGAATGCAGTAATGTTGTCCTTAAAGCGTCCTGACTGAACTTCGTTGAGACCACACCACGCAAACTTGAACAATGCGTGATACTTCTTGTGAAACTCCATGTTGCGGTCATTCGGTATCTGAACACGCAACATCTTGCCTTCCTGCAGTGATTTAAGCCTGTCAAGGTCATCTTCAGAAGACGCGATGAGGTAGTTGCCTCTGCGAAACATAGATAGTGTTGTCATTTTCTCTGGTGGTTCTTGTTCTAAGTAGAATCCGCAGGACAAAAGATGTTCTACGGATTCCCAGGCTTTTTCAAGTTCTGTCATCAGAATGGGAGTTTGTCGCTGCCATCATCACTTGGAGCGTCACCGAATGCGTCAAGCTGTTGTGGCTGTGTCTGAGCCATAGCCTTCTGCGCCTGCTCCATCGTAACATCGTCAACAGGATCGTGTGAAGGCTCTTTCTCTACCTTCTCTACCTTTGACGGAGAGAGTTTGTTGAACCATCGTCCTTCCCATTCGGTGGCGTAGATGTTGAATGTGACTTTTACAACATCTCCGACCTTTCGGTATTCCTTTACTGCTCTTGCCATGTCGGTGCCACACTCGAACCTTATTACGTTCTCCCATGTGGAACCGTCCTTGCGCTGTCCTGAATCCGAGATAAGCAGGAAATCTATGCCCATCCATTCCTTACCTGTCTTTTTGCTGACACCACCGCGCTCGTTCATGATGTCCTTGATTTTTCCTTCTACTGTAAATTCCATATTACTTAAGTGTTATTCTTAATGATGAATTGGTTGTCGTTGTCTTCTGATATTCCGCATAAAGCTCTGGCTGTTCCTCCTGGAAACGCTTTGAGTCGAAAGACTGTTTTGTTCCAGGCAGAGTACGTGTGAACATTGCCTTGTCCTTGAACTCCCATTTCTTGATGTCGTTTGCGTCGAAAAGTGATAGCAGTTCAGTCTCAAACTTCTTCACAAACTCTGTATCCTCCTTTATGCGTGCCTTCCTTGCAAGGTATTCCTCAAGCGAGGACGTGATTGTCGCAGGGAGTGAGAATGATTCTACAGGCTGATACTTAATACCTTGCTTTACGCATTCGAGGAGTGCCTTTACCTCTTCTTCCGGGATAGGCGTAAGTTCAAATATATTTGCCTTGCCGTACACTTCCTTCTGAGGTAGCCATACTCCGTATAAGCCTTTGACCTTCTTTGACTTGTTCTGCAGTTCAAACAGGTATTTGTAGATAGATAACTGCCATCTGAGGTACAGTATGTAGGTATCGTCCATCTTTGATACGCATTTGATGTCTGCAAGGCAAATATCTCCGTCAGAGTTCTGCCATACAAGGTCAATCTGCGATGCTATAGTTTCAAGGTCAGAAACAAGGTACTCACAGGCAACAGGTGTCATTCCAAGAGACCTGCGCAGTTTAACGTATATGCTGGCGTGCTTCTGTGCGTTCTCACTCAATTTTTCTGCCGACTTACCCATATCCAACGCTTCACAGGCATCGTGAACCTCCTTACCGCGTATTGCTGCATTCTGCTTGTTTCGCTCTATTCGAACCTGCTCTGCCTGTGCATCATAAATCAAAGGCATAAGCTCATATTTCTCTTCATCTGTATTGAAGAAAACGAGTTCATCAAGATTGGTCGGATAGAAAACACCCTGTTCGTTTTTTCGGTACAAATCTTTTTCGGTATAACCGCTTTCCTGCCAGGCCTTGTTTTCTTTCAGTTTGTAGTATGCCTCCGTAGAGTACATATCCGCAAACATAGGCTGTTCGTGAAGTACTTGCGTAACACCTTTGAGGAACTTTCCGTTAAGTTCGTATGTGTGAGGTCCTTCATTAAAGGTAACCTCACACTTTTTGAGTCGTATAGCCATAGTTGTTTATTTTGGCGGTAATGTTTTACGGAGTTCTGCACCTACATTCCTGATGTCTGCATTGCCCTGCAGCTCCTTTGACAGCGAACTGAAGATAATTCCGACCTCTACCATAGTCTTGCAAGCACGCATCTTTGCCGTAGCTTCCTCAATCGCTGTCGTATTTACGGTTGTAGTCTGCTTCTTCGGTGGTGCAGGTTGTGGTGCAGGAATATCTTCTGAAACATCTTCTGGCAGATCCTCACCTGCATAGATATAAAGACCAAGACCGAACATAGCGAGATTCTTTACAAGACAGCGCATTATAGTCTTGTTGATGTCGAACATCGTTGCTGCTGCGACAGTCTTCTCTTCGTAGCACTTCTTGTAACTGCTCCATTGCTGATAGGTATAAGGCTTGAACCTCATTGCCTTGTTAGCACCGTCCATTACAGGGAGCCACATTTCAAGAGTCTCACCTTCTATCGTGACAGACGTAAAGCATAGAATGCCTGATTCCTCATCAAGAATGTAAGGACGATAGTTTGAGTCATGGTATATTGTATAAGTAGCATTAGGATAACGCTTCTTAACTTCTGCCCATGCCCACGCCCATGAGAGGTATGTGAGACCATTCTTCTTCTCTGTGTGTTCGTTGACGTTTATCTGTGAAAGCGTCTCGAACACGGAAAGATTCTTTTCTTCTTCTTTCTTCATACGAATAAAGTTTTTTGTGGTTAATAATGAAAGTAAATGCTGTCCTCGCAGGTTACGGGACTGCAACCTAATAAATAATAAAAGGTTCGCACGTGCGTGAGGACATTACTTGCCAGTGTCCAATAGGTCAAAGAACACGATTTTTTTGCCTGAAAAATTTGGCAGATTCAAAAATTCTACGTACCTTTGTAGTGCGTTCTAAGTACTGTAGCAGTTCTGATATGCAAAGGTACACATTTTGTAGAATATACACAACATTTTGTAGAATATTCTTCTACTCTTTAAGTAATCTTAACAGTTAAACCCTCTAATGTTAATCGGTGTTATGGATAAAAAGGAAACCCCTATAGATAGACTTAAGTTATTCATTGAGGATAGAGGCCTCACAGTACGTTCCTTTGAGAGAAAATGTAAGCTCGGCAATGCCTATATAGCCAAGACAAAGGCTCATATAGGGTTGGAAAACCTTCATAACATATTGGAAGCCTATCCTGAACTGAATGAGGTATGGTTACTTACAGGACAGGGAAACATGAAGAATACTTTCGATGGTTCCAACAAAAGTTCCTCTACCGTAAACATTGCGTCTAACAATAACAACTCAGATACGAATATAGGAGCAGACAATCAGAATATGCTTTCAATGATGACCGCACTGCAGTCGCAGATAACAGAAGCAAACTCAAACGCAGCCTATTTCCGTAAAAGGGTCGAGGAACTTGAAGAGGAGAATAAGAGACTCAAGTCAATAATAGAATCACTTAAAAAAGACTAACATGGAAGAGGAAGTAATCGAAATAGGTGTACTGGAGAACTTTTTCCTTACAGCAATACAGAAATACGGTGAACTGCTGGAACAGTCAGAGAAGCGGATCGCGTCAACTAATGATATGGTACGCTCACTCGCAGAGTCAAGCACAAGACTGCAAGGCATAGTTGAACGTCTTACGAATGAGTACACGAAGCACCTCGACACTCTGACATCTAACCGTGATGAGGTGGTGAAGCAGAATGGCGAACTTATAAAACTCGTTGCAAAGACTAACCAGATGTACGAGGACACAGCAAAGCGTTATGACAGGCTTTTTGAATGCTTCGAGTCTCATTCGGAGAGAATCATCGAAAGCATCATCAGTAAGACAAATCTAACGCGAAATGCAAGCGAATCTAACATAAACATCGGAAAGTGAGAAAGACAGCAGTTTCTAACATATTTCTAACATAGCAAATTGTAGAATAAAAGCATATCTGACACTCAAGCAGTTACGGAAATATCATACGCGTCTGGGGGGCGTGTGGTCGGCAGTTCGAGTCTGCTCACCCCGACAATAAACCTAAAGTACTGAAAAAGAGTGTTATACGCACTCTTTTTTATGTACCTTTTTCAAAACATACCCTACACAGCGTAGTTAAGTACTCTATTTTATGTAGGTTTTGATAGGTTAAGGCAGGTTGAGTTTTACAACATATTTCTAACAGCATGAAAGTTTACGTTTATTTCAACAAGCAAAGGACACGTAATGATGGCATGATACCAGTGTGTATTATGCTGTACCGTGGCTTTGGCAAGAAGATAACCTTTTCTACAGGTTTGTTCACTTCAAAGGTGTTTGAGGACGAGTCGTTCCCTAAAAGCGAACGTAACTACCGCCAGAAGACATTGCGACTGCGAGAGATGCTTGAGCGCATAGAGAACATAGCAATAGATAATCAGACTATGAGTAATGATGATCTAAAGAGATTAATCCAGGAAAAGATTCTTGGAATATTTAGTTCAAAGAAAAATCTTGTTGATAACATAAACGACTATGCTGAAAAGGCGAAGACACAACGCACGAAGGAATTGTATCTTGAGACAGCAAAGAAAGTGTCATTGTATGACAGCAAGGCTTCTATGGATATTTCACATATGTGGCTTGAATCTTTCAATGACTATCTTTTGCAGACTATATCCACGAATTCTGCTGCAATACATCTAAGGAACATACGCGCAGTGTTCAACTGGTGCAGAAAGAATGAGAATCTGACGAACTATCCTTTCAGCAAGTTCTCAATAGAGTATGAAGAGACGCGAAAGCGCAGTCTTACCATAGAAGATATAAAGAGACTGAGGGATATGCCGGTCAAGAAAAACCAGGAAAGATACCGTGATGCCTTTATGCTTATGTTCTATCTTATAGGCGTAAATGCTGTTGACTTGTTTACGGCAAGTCATAGCCAGGTTGTAAATGGTAGGTTCGATTATAAGCGAGCAAAGACTGGTAAGCCGTACTCTATAAAAATCGAACCTGAGGCTAAAAGTATTTTGGAAAAGTACAAAGGCAAGAAATATCTGCTATGTTTCTGCGATACATCAGACTTGCATCATTTCCTGCAACACATGAACAGGGAGTTGAGAAGCCTTATGGATGGTGTAACATCATATTATTCTCGCCATACGTGGGCCACACTCGCATATAACAATGGGATAAGCATTGATACTGTGAGTGCGGCATTAGGTCATTCTCATGGTTCCAAGGTAACGAATGTTTATATAGACGTTGACCAGAAGAATGTTGATGAAGCAAATAGGAAGGTTATTGACTTGCTGAAGGATTAGTCCCCATAGTCTTCGGCAAAACAGATATATCCAGAATCGTTAGGGTTAGCATGGTTCTGGAAGTAGTGTATTTTGCGTGGAGGAACACTCTCGCTAAAGTCGAGTTTCGCACAAGCAATCAAGAAATCTTCCTTATTTGTTATCTCTGCAACAGTACTTTCGTTCAAAAGACTTTGTACTTGTTCTGCGGTTTCATCGTTTTCGATGATGCCAGGATCGCAGTTTGTCGCATAAACAGCGAGATAAAGTTCTTCTATAGTTTTGTTCATAGCTTATTTGTTTTTAGATTATATCGATACTCAAGCATTTCCTGCCCATGTTCGCATATTCGGAATAACCTGTCGCAGTCGCAAACATATTGAAGACTGCAAGGTCTGCAGCACTCAGGCAATTCCTTGTCTTCTTCTGTAAGATTATGCTCCATAGTTTTAAGTATTAATCAAAAATGAAACTTGTTTTCTCTCCTTTTTTCTTATAGTCCTGTATGTGGTGTCTGAGACCTTTTAGTGTCTTTATTCCCATATACTGCATTATTGTAGTGCAAGGAATGCCACTACGATACAGGTTGGTTGCGAATGTGCATTGTGCCACGCCTGCAGTTACCAAGTCGCAGATACGACCTTCCTTCCCTGCGAATGAGACAATACCTGTAAGACCGGCTTTCTCGAACATAGAGTGAATTACTAACCAATAAGATTTATTTCTTTCAACAACGGATTTAGCTACATCACATTTTATTGAGAGTATATTCTTTACTGCAGAAGAAAGTGGAACTGTAACATCTGTACCATCTTTTTTTGTGTAGAATATATATCTCTTGTCACGTGTTATATTATCTTCGGTCATTGCTATTGCATCTTCAAACCTACAGCCTGTGTGCATTTGAATGAGGAAAGTACGCCATACGAACTTTTCATTCTCAGTTTGAGGAATGTAATTGTCTAAAATGCGAATTTGTTCACGCGAAAGAGAGAATAATACGCAATCATGTTTTTGTGTCTTATTAAATACTTCCTTGTAATTTGTAGAAGGGAACTTTCCTGCATTTTTATCAAGTAATGCTCGAAACCTATAAAATACCGAAGTCTTACTTTCAGACTCTAAAATCTCCGCATATTTATTAACGTTCTCGTCAGTTACATCTGACCATTCAGGAATCTTGCCTACAATATCAACCCAAGTTGCATAAGCTACAGCTCTAAGTCCGATAGTACCTAACAACTCTTCTTTAAATGTTGTATCCATATTTTCACTTTGTTTAGTTTCACCAACAAAGGTACTAACATTTTCTTCTTCTAACAATTTATTTAACTCTTTTTTCATTTTGTTAAGTATTGGTTTGTAGTGCAAGGAGTGTGCGCGTTCTAAACACACTCCCTGCTAAAGACTAATCAACTATATGCGCATAGCCGGAGATCATCTCTCCATAGTGCTCATAGCTGAATGATACAGCTGTTACGACCTCCTTCTCCTTGTGGTAGAAGAATGTGAATGACACATCGTCTATATACTCCATAGTAGTAAGATAGAGAGATTCGCTGTTCTCAGACTCGAAAGAATCTGCACTAAGGTTAACGTCGTAACGCTTGTCGTTGAAAATGAACGACACTTCAATGATGTTTTGTTCCATGAGTTAAATAATTTAAGAAGAGTTATACATAAAGTTAACGTGAATTTAATTGTTAATATTATATTATTTGTGAATTATCTCGTTTATTTCGGTGACGAAGTTCTTATTGTAGCATTTTCCACACTCTACGCAGTTTCTGTGACCGCAGTTGATGTCTATACCGTGTTCCTCTGCATATTCCTTCGTATATACAGTAAACACCTTGTCAACGAATGGATATGGCGACATAGCCTTTGAATTAAGGTATATTGAAGATAATACAACAATAAGGTTGCGAGGCTTCTTCTCATTGCAGTTCTGCAGTGCATCGTCTATAATCCAGGCATTTTTGGTCCATATTGCGAACCTTACATAAGGGTTCTTCCTGCATATTGCGAAATAGTTCCTTACCTGTGTAGTGTTTACAAGCTCTCCGAAAGACTCAAAACGGAAGTAGAGAGCGTTGATTACAGGTATCTCGTCATTTGAAAGAAGCCGTGAAGTAAGGATTCTGGTATTACTCTCGCATACTGAACGAAGATCCTTGTACTGCTTCATCATACGGAATGAATAGCATTTGTGGCATACGGAATTTTTCAAATCACGTCTTTTAAGGCAAATGTCATTAAGTGTGCAAGACGTTGAAAGAGACTGCATACCTTTCATTTTTCCTGAATGGTCTGTGCAATAATGCAGACCTCCAAGAGATTCTTTATTGTCTTTTAGTGTTATCATAACTTATAAGTATTGGTTATAAGTTGGTTCAAGCATATCACTACACTTGAACCATAAGGACTAATTGGCAAAATGAATTACAGGTGTTTTGCTCTATTTTGTAACAAATGTGTTGATCACGTAGGACGTTCAGCTCAGAATGAATCGAGCGAGGCGAGATTCTTTCCCTCATGAACGTCTGGAGATTGCAACACTGAAATGAATAATTCCCTTTTGTCCTGCACTTACAAAGTTACCTAGAAAGCAGACAGCAGTCGCAGTTGCTCATTGCATTGCGGACCTATCCTGCATCTTCTACCTACCCTGTCCGGGCAAGTCTCGCATAAATTGACTCCGTGATAATAGAACCAATTTACGCCGTTGTAATGATATGATGTTGCCATAACTATTCCATATTCTTGATAAGCTCCACCAATTCCTTCTGGAGAGTGATAGTCTCAGAACTGCCTTCGAGAATATCGCCTGAAGAGTTCTCGTATCTGAACTTGATAACATTTGCGTATCCGTCAAGCTCGAACTTCTTCTTAGGTATAAGCACAGAGTCATTGAACATCGCCTCAAGCATCTCGTCATGCTTTGCCTCTGCATCGTAGATGTCTCTGTAATAGAATTTCGATGACTTACCTCTGTACGAGGCGTTAAGAACCACAATGGTTACATCGGATGGATTTTTCTGTTCCATTTCTTCTTTTTTTTGTTTTTGTTGGTTATTATCTTGAACAGGATTTTCCTGCTCGCTGTCTTCTTCTGATTTTTTCTCCCCTGGAGTTACGACATCAACAATGCCGCGCTTGACAAGTTTCTTCTCTTTGCTTGGGTCCTCCATCTGGTCGCATATTGCGACACGCTTGCCTGCGCGGATGAGCTTAGGGAGATACGTGTCGAGGGCGTGATAAGGGAAGCCTGCCATGTTGATACCTATCTTTGTGTTCTTTGTGAGAGTAATTCCGAGAATTGTTGCTGCGATACTTGCGTCAGTATCGTAAGTCTCGTAGAAGTCTCCACAACGGAACAATAACAGAGCATCAGGATGCTTTTTCTTCATTTCATTGAACTGCTTGAACATAGTTTTATTTTCCATAATGTTTATTTGTTTGGTTAATAATAGAAGTAGTAGTGATGCGTTAAGAAACGCACCACCAAGGCTAACAAACTAAATCATTGGTCGTGTTCTTTAATTCGGAACAATGGATTGATGAGAGAAGCGATCTAAATTCGTCCTGGCACAGAAGGTCAGTCTGTACCAGGACGAATGTAATCGAGTGATGTCATCAATTCTGAAAGTTGATTTCCGTTTGTGGAATTACTGCATATACCAATGTGGCATAACTTAAAGATGTAACAATGTGAACACGCATAGCACATCCGCGTTGCCGGTGACGGCGAGCGGACACAAACAAGTCACCGGCAACGCGGATGTTTGTGAGCGTGGAACTGAAGTTTGGTATTCGCAGTAATAATGCGTGCCATCGCAAAAGGTTAATTACTTGCGAAGACGTGCAAGTTTCTCTTCGCGCCATTTCTGCTGATTTGCCTCTACATCGAATTTGTTATCTTTAAGAACCTTCTTCAAGAGACCATACAAACGCCATCCTTCGCGATCATAAGCGTATTCCTTTGCCTTGTCCTGAACATACTTCCAGGAGCTGTCACGTTCAAGTTTTCCGTAATCACCTGTAACAACGCAGTCGTGGAACTTTATAAGGTTCTGCAAAGCGAAATACGAACCATAGCCCTTGTATGCAGAAATCCATTCCTGTGGAAGTGTAGGTGCGAAGTTCTTTATGTTGAAAAGCTTGATGCGATTCTTATTGAAACGCTTAACGGCAGTGTACAACTCCTCTACTCCATTTGCATGTCTTACCATGCAACAAAGATTATAGATAGGATAAATAATCTTTCTGTAGATGTCATCAACAAAGATATGATTACCTTTGATTGTCTTGTACTCAGCACGGTTGCGAGAGCCATCCTGCAACTTCACTTTCTTTGTCTTTACAGGACGTGATGCGATGTACTCCTTGAGCTGACGTATATAATCTTCAGCACAAACCTTGATAATGTAAGGAGAATACCAATACTGACACTCATCAAGACGTTCCATGTCATTATGCTTCTTGTAGCGAACCTGACGTTCAAGTTCGTCCTCAAGCATCTTCCACATGAACTCATAGCCCTTGTTGTGAATAGACTGAGTGAAGTTATTCTTTCCCATCTTGATAATCTGTGCGAGAATGAAACGACGGAAGAGGTCTGCGTTCTCAACTGTTCCCTCCTTAAGGATACGCTCGAAAACCTCGTCAGAAACTGCAACAGGAACACCGTTGACAATCTGCATAAGGAAAGGCTCGCCGGAAGGATTAGGAGCATCGAAGAAATTGAACTTCTTCACGTCAACACCTGCAGAGATAAGTTTCTGCAACTTTGTCTCGCCATTGAAAGAACCGAACTCGTAACCACACTTTGGGCATTTTTTCTTTTTTGCAACTTTTTCCATAATGATAAGTTAATAATGTGAATAAATATCAGTAGCGAGCAAGTTGCCAAAAACCTACTCGCAATAGTCTAAGCAATCCAATCGCGGAAAAGAACAAACTGCGGAATGTTAGTACTACGCCAGAAGAACGTAGAATGCTCTCCCAATATGCTCAAATCCCAAGTAAGCACACCTGCAAGGATATTAAGGAGCAGATGCAGTTCAAGTCTGCATTGTGCCACATACCTGTCCTCTCCGTAGAGAATATCATCCTTTGAAAGTTCAGACAGGGGCAGAGACTTGAAAAGCTTTCTTCTTTTGTTATCCCATCGTGGAGATGGCACGGAAGAATAGTATAGGACAAAATACTCCTCAGCTTTGTCTATAACACCCTGCATGGAATGAAACTCTATGCCGAGATTTCCTTCAAACTTTCCATTGCAGATAATCTTCTTTCCGTTTACGGTGAGATTTCTCTTTTTAAGGTTGCAGTTAAAGGTTCCACCTTTTTCAACTGCGCGCAATGTTTCTTCAAAAATATTTGTCATAACTAAATGAATTGGTTAATATGGTATGTGGCAATGAAAACACTGCCACACGAGACTAATGTATTCACGCATACGCACGCTGTGTACAACTTTATATTATAACGATGGAATCCTGAGGAATCCAGATCAAACAGTGCGAGGGCTGGCTGATATTGCAGCCATCTCGCTGTTAGATCTGTAGATAAGTCAGGAAGACTGAATTTTGTGCGTAAGACGTAGAATAAGTTACACTACCTTGCGATATTAGATAATTGGAGTTTTGCTTAAAATAGTTACAATGTCACTTGCAGGAAGGATACCTGGTGTAGTCATGACGAAGGTTATGGTGTAGAACATTCATCATGCCGGAACCAGGTATTCCTGCCTGAAAGACTGAAATGTTTATCTCCATATCGCAACATGAAAGTTTGCAGTCTGAAAGAGAGGTTCTGTACTTTAATTCGTAACAAATGGGAACTGGTTTGTTCTGTCGGACCACGAGTCTTCCATCTAAGATATGAGATGAAATGAAAAGACTCGTATGGTCCACAGAAAGAAACCAGTTGTCTGAATAATCTTTCCCGACTGCGGAATAACATAAAGACGTGGAGCATATCTAAAATATATTACAATGTCAGGATTATGTACTGCCTTGGCTTGGTAAGGCTCCCGTGAGTTACACGGGGTCCGTATGCAAGTGAGGCACGTATAATAATCTTTACTGAAAGAGTCTTTCCTGTTATTCCGATTTGCTGGTGGATATTTCTGAAATAATGTTTAGTACAAATGTCTGCTGTGTACGGTCTTCTGTTCTCAGATATGAAGCTGGAATGTCCAGCTTTCTTCTCTGTGATAGGAAGCAATCTTACACAGCATACTGATAAATTATTCCCCGAAATATCCGTTCTGCTTTTCCGAAAACATATGCGTGGCGTATTGCTTTATGATTATACAATGTCTAACAGGAGAGATAAGCTCTTGAAAGGATGCCGCAGGGCGAGATATGGCGGTGCGGCATCGCGAGAGAGCTTAGTGTTTCCTGTTTCCTGAAATTGTGCATATCCTTTTCGGAAACAACTTACTTTAAGGAAAGAACGAGTGTATCATACGCATCACGAGAAGTACGCAGAAGATTCTGCATACAAACGAGACTGTAGAAACCCTCGACATCCTTTTCCGTCTTCTGCTTGTTTGCTTTCACGTTCCTGCCTTTGGAGCGAAGGAAACAGCCGTCTTTAAGATACGTTACATATCCTACACCGCCTATTTTCTTCTTTCCTGTCTCACAGGCACGGATGCAGTCAAGCATGAAGTTATTAAGAATATGCAAATCATTCTCACAATTCACATAAGGAAGCATCTGCAGAGCCGGTGAATGTTCTCCATCACCGACATACAAATATCGCATAATGGAGTTTATCGCCTGTTGCTTAGTGCATCCCTTTTTCCTGATAGTACGATGTTTTATCTCCGAAATAAAGTTTTTCAGCCAGTCCTTTGACAAAGTGCGCTTATCACCTTTTATGGAGAATCCAAGGAAACGGAACCATTTATCCTTTGAAAGATATTCCACTTTCTTCGGATTAAGTTTTATTTCCTTTTCTGCAAGATTACTCTGCAAAGTCTGCATTACGTTTTCGTAGTCTTCTCCGAGATAGAGCATATCATCGCTATATCGCCAATAGGAGCCGTTCTGACGCGATAGAATAGCATCTGTGTCGTATAACACGCAGTCGGCAAGATAAGACGCTACAGCGCATCCTTGCTTTAGTGACTGATATTTCTCTGCTACATTCTTGTTTGTGTCGAAATATATATTATTGTGATAATACTCTCTCAACATATCAATAAGAGCAGAATGACCGTACTTTGCCTCTATTGCATCAAATTCGGAGTCAATGAAACGTATAGGCACGCTGTCGAAATATTTGCTCAAGTCAGACTTGAAACCTATGAATCCGTCAGGCGCATTTACGAGTATTTCTGAAACTCTCGTTACTATCTTTCCACATCCGACACCTTTCTGATAACTCAGGCACGCAGGATGAATCCTATGCGCCATAAGTTCAAAAAGCAAATCATTTGCAATGGAAAGAATAACACGATCATCAGGCTCGTTGACAAAGACTGTGCGTTTCTCATCGGAATCCTTTTTTGGGATTTCCGCAGTGTGAGGCGGTTTGATTGCATATTCACCATTCTTTATGGCAAGATACAATCCGGCACGCACATCAGGATTGCAGAGTTTGTAAAGCACAGCTCTGTCAATACGTTTCACTATTCCTTTCTTGATAGCGTATTTCCAACGCTCAATCTCAAAGAATTTGTCTAAGATAAAATCTTTCATAATGTGGTTTTGTTTTGGTTAATAATGGTAATACCAGAATAATCAAATATCCTGGCATTGTTGGGCTACAGCTTTTCGTTATCTAAATAGGAATAATAATCATCATCAGATAGTATAATACTATCCAAAAGTTTTATATCAAACATATCAAGAGAGGATTTGGTTTTAAAAGTAAATGTATCATCATCTTTTGAAGGTCTGAGATTTCCTGATGGATGATTATGTACTATAACCAATCTTGTAGCGAGAGAATCCAATGCGTATTTACATATCAATCGAAAGTCAACAGGAGCCATTGTTATTCCTCCTTGTGAAATCTTGGCGTATCCTATTACTTTGCAGTTGTTGTTCATAAGAATTATAAACACACTCTCATAAATAGTGAGATCATCGAAATAGAACTGACGTGCATAGTCAGCCATTTCCTTTGGATTTGTAAGTTTAACAGAATCAAAGCCAGTATTGCGCTTTTTCTGTAATGTGAGTTCGTATGCTTTTCTTGTTGCCATATTTATAAATGTTTTGGTTAATAATTGTGGTTACTGTGCAGATAGGCTGCACAATAACCTAAAGACTAACGCTCATTAAAGTTCTCGCATGGTTCGTCATGCGGTGCCGCTGAATTGTCGGAAAGTTCGCATCCGTAATAATGCCAGCCGTAACACGCAAAGTAACGGCAATCCTCACATTTCTTTTTTGCCATAGTTCTAATTAATTACAGGTTCAAATTCTACTTCGTGGAAATCATCTGCAGACAGGACAATTCTCTCTGCATTGTAATCACGCTTAACAACCTCTAAAGCATCCATCAATGAGGTTGCTTCTGGAACATCTACAGTCTTCTGCAATGTTTCAGTTATAATTACTCTATACATAGTTATGCCGCCAATCTTTCAAAATCCTGTTCAATAAGTTCAAGCGATGTATTCCTGTTGCATTCTCCGTGGAAATCCTTGTAATCCTTGCATCTGCGGAATATCATATCTTTAGAGAAGTATCGGCAATCCGAAAGATGCGCATAGATAGGCTGTCCGTTCTTGTTGGTGAAGAATACCGACAGTTCAAAATGACCTTTATGGAACACAGGATCAGTGCATCCGTGCTTTTCCAAAAGTTTCTTAAACTCTCTGCGGAATGTCTTGCAGAAGTCAAGGAAATAGCGAGTATCGCCACAAGAAGAGCAAAACTCAACGTCAAAGAATGATAATGTCTTTTTCATAATTATTTTGTTTTTAATGGTTAATGAATTAGAAGTGCGCACCCATACGAATGAGTACGCACAAAAGCTAATTGAGATTGGAGTTAAGCAGCAATAATATCAACTATTTCGTCAAGTTCTCCATCGGGGAAGTCATTCGCCATTCCAGAGGCAATAATTGCAGATTTCAGTTCCCAAGGCTGTAGTTTACTTTTGCCGAGCATTTCGGAAAGTTTGTCATCAACTGCAATGCGAATATCAAGGTAGCAGAATCGCGTATCTGCTTTCTTCGGAGTATCTGAGAAACCACGCTCAAGAGGAACTTCAAAACGGAACTTTGCCTCAGGGTATTCATGCTCAATGGAATATTTTATAAATTCCCTTTCGGGCAGTCTCATTTCAGCCTCGTGTAATTCACGTGAATATGCAGATATTTCCTTGCACAGATATATATCGGCAAATATAACACCGTTATCATCATAATCAAGCTGTGCGCTGTATTCGTAATTATCGTCAAGATAAATATGCTGATAGAATAATTCAGAATCACGCTGACCGATAACATTGTTAAGCAGATATTCGTCAAACTCCCAAGGATGCCCAAAAGTTGACATAGGATGCTCTGACATTTCGGAAATGATTTGTTTTAGAGTCTTACTCATAATATTAAAGTTTTAAGTTAGAAATTTGGTTGATTACAATGGCTGTGCCGGCATATTATACATACACTGGCACAATAGGCTAAAGTCCGTAATAAAAGTCTCTCAGGCACTCAAAACGCTCTTTGTTGACATCTCCAGGGAAATGCAGAATAAAATGTGCAAATTCCTCATCGTAAACATCAAGAGCAAAGATTTGGTCTTTCAGAATCCAATATTCATTTTCAGGATCCTGCATACCAAGAGGAATGAAATCTATGTATGGGAAATTTTCTCTTCCGACTTTCCAAACAACTGCGCCATCAGGAAAGTCTTTTACAACCTTATAGACTTCCGTAGTTCCGTAGAATGTTTTGTTTCTTATTTCAGTTTTCAGACTCCAGTTTCGCAAGATAAAATGCTGTTTGTAAAATTCGTAGTCATACGGAATCTTCTTGAATCTCGTATTCTGCGACTCTAAGCATTTTATCTTATCTCCACAGCAGATGTATTTCTTTCCTCCGATTTCCTCTACGGTCAGCAATAGCAATACGTGACCTACGGGATTATAGTGATAGTACTTTCTCGGTCCGATAGGCTCAAGTACGAGTGTGTCATTGTCACAAGCAGAAAAACCTATAACATTACCATTGTTGGCAATTTCAAGGATTTCCTTTTTGTTTTCCGCTGGAATTTCAATATCCTTATTCCAACGAATTTCACGATCACGCGAAATGAATGCAACTTCGAGAAAATCTCCCTCAGGAATATAATAGCACAATCCTCCAGGATATACGCCACAATGTAGATTTAATTTCTCCATATTATTTTATTTTGGTTAGATATTATTGTCTGCGTACCACTCACACCAACGATCCCATATTTCAGAACCTACAATTACATCAGAGAAATAAGGTTCCTGCTCCTGCAGTTCTGCAATAGCGTCAATAATAGCGTCAATGTCATCGCTGTTATCTTCTATTCGGTCAATCATGCTTTCACTCACATGAAGCTCTGCGCACCACGATGAAAGAGTAATAACCTGAATGCCTATCTCACAACCTTTTCGGATTTCTGAAATTTCGATTTCCTGGCGATCGTGAAAATCTTCCATGAAATCATTCGTACAAGAACACAGTACAAATGACAGTGCAATAAATAATTTTCTCATTTTTGTTTTACGTATTGGTTAATAATAGTAAGAGTACGCACATTACTGCACGTACTCCCTAAACTAACTTAAAACATAATTATGAAACTAACAGCTCCATATCAAACCTTTTCTATGTGCCAGCATTACATCGAATGGGAAATAATATTTCCTACCACAGCACATAGTGAAAAACATCCTTGCAGAGTCTTTTACCTTAATGTTTCCCGGTTTTATTCCGGCAATACATTTCTCTGCTTTCGGAACAAATCTTTTCCTTATCTTCTGTTCCATGCTTTTCTTGCTTTTTCAATTTCTGCCATGACTAATGCCTGTTCTGCCTTTACTGCCTCCTTTTCCTCATGCAGATCCTTTTCAATATCTCTGAAAGCACGACGGGCAGAACGGTCTGCAGATGCGTATGATTTCACAAAAGCAACGGAGTCATTTTTCTCGTACTTCAATTCCCAAAGTGCATATCCTTTGTCAAATGCCTCGCGTTCATGCTTAGCATAGGCAAAGAGACAGCAAACACCGATACCAAGAATAATAATAACTGGAATAAACTTTTTCATAATGATTTTACTTTTTAATGGTTAATGATTAAGTGAAAGTATGTGTGCATGGTCGGGAACCGTGCACACACTAAAGACTAATGGCACATAATTTCAATAGCAACAAATACATCGTACTCTTGCATCAACTTTTCAAAATCTTTCATAATCTGAAACATATCGTACTCTGTATTTAGTTAATCGTACTGTTATCGTACTGACTGTTATTTTCTACAAGTTCCGGCACGTATGGCACGAGTATTGCAATAATCGTTATACCAACGAACCAATAGACGCTAAACATCAGCACACAGCCGAGAATAGCAAAAAGATAAAATACTGCTTTCATAATTATTTTGTGTTTTAGTTAATATTAGAAGATCCCCAAGAGTTGCAGTTCCTGGGGATCGTGAGGCTAAAGTGAAATTTCATCGTTATAGTTATCCATTATCCAATAAATCATGGCTCTTCTATTCGTTCCGTCTAATTCACCATAGAACTCTGAGAAATATGCGTGTGGAACGTTGCAATCTTTTGCACTCAGCCATTTGCCAACCATGTGATCTACATTACAACTCCAATCTGCATGGAGGATAACATCAGGAACATAAAAGGCTTTTTCATTAATCACAATTCTTTCGCAGTTGTAATTCCATGTGTAATACATGAATTTGTTAATAGCATCAGCGCAAAGATAAAAATCATTTTTGTTAATTCTCTTACTCATTTTGTTTTATGTTTTTAGTTGGTTAATATTAGTAAGCGTGTGCATAGCTTTCTGAATAGCTACACACACGCCCTAAGCATTATTAGCCCCGATCCTCGCCGTATTGCGAGCATCCATGCCGTTATTTTATTGTTTTCTTTTCTCTGATGGATGCTATCGGTAAAGGTTTTTAATAATTACTTTTTATTCCCGTTTTCTCCGGATCCTTGATTAAAACCGATACGGAAAACTTTATTTTCTGCCGTGGATCACGTGCAAAAGCAAACAAAGAAATCTTTTGCAAAGTTTTTCGGTTAACCACTCCGTAGGTACTCGCTGACCTAACAAAGAAATTAATTATTTTATTATTGTTTCACGTTTCAGACTCCTTTTCTCTTTTCTTTCCTGGTGGGGAAATACAAATTTGAATAATCAGAAATAACTTTCGTGAAAAGTATATCGCAAAGAAACAACTTTTATTAAATCTTTTCTCTTTGATTTATCATTGTGTCTTTATCTCAAGACTAAATAAAATAACAATTAACGCTAAAAAAAGAAAGTCACGTTTGATGGCGTAATAATTTCTTTTACGATTTCCTTTTCTTTTTCCGTCTGCTCTGTTTTTTCACTGACTTGCAACAGTTCACATTCCAAAATTGAAACATAAGTAACATTAACGGAACAGGAATAACAAACGTACCCAGTAGATCATTTTCTACTGGGTACGTTATACTGATACACTTTTTACTTTGCGTTCCTTATTAATAGCGTGCGTTTTTATTTGCGAGTGACTTGTTAACTCTTACCTCTTTCGACTTAGTTAGATTAACTTTAGCTGTAATCGCTTTTTCGGCAATAGTTGCAGAAGAAAATACAAAACCCTTTTTATCAAGCAGTCGCCCAAGCTGCAGCAACATATCATCCCATCCGTCAAATTCATCGACATCGGATAAATATCGACGAACATACTTTGTAACAAGTTCGTCGGCATCGGTTTTAATATATGTAACACTATCAGCGAAGAAATTTGAAAAGTGTTTGCGAACATTGGAGCGGAACTCCTGAAGAGTAGCGAGGCGAGAAGAACGGCGAGAGATACGTGTCATCTCCATTTTCTTCCGGCCGACTGTCTTCGTATATGTAACCTCAACCTCTTGGACATCATTGTTACCGTCTGCGTTAACTATCGGCATAGTTGCAAAATACCAAAACGAACGAAACCCGAGTTCAAAGAGAACCTTATTACATTGAGGAGCCGAAAGAGAGGATTTCTCCAACTGAAGAACTCGAGAGTTTATAATACTTGAAGTCTCACGAATTTTCGCAATGTAAGATTTATATTCCTTACGCATTGTTACAAGGTCAGTCCCTTTGTTAACTGACTCAAACCATGATTTAAATTCTTTATTTGTCATAATGTATTACGTTTTAAGTTAAGATAATGCGAACTATAAACGCAACCCAGACAACCGAATTGCAAGGTGTAAAAGTGTATCAGTAAGAGAAGGAACGCAAGCGAACGGATTAAGTATGATGGCAGCCTCCGTCAGCCCTTGCAACCCCGTTGGTCGGAAATTGCAATGCAAAGGTACGACAATCTTACGACATAGACAAGGCATTACACGGTAATTTTGCTATTTTCGTGTAATTTACAAATTTTAACTAAATATATTTGGAGATGTCAAAAATACGTATAAACGCGTACCTTATTTATAGTACCCCCCCCTTAAAGAGGAGAGAAAAACGGTAATATTCACCTCTCCAAAATAATTTCAGAAAAAAATTTCAAAAAAAAATCCCTGCAAAAACAGTATAAAATACTACCCTTTTAACATTTTTTCACTAATTTCAATTTTTGGAAAAAATTTATGTTAACGAAGTGTTAAAATGCATACTTTTAGGCGAAAAATGTAGAATAAAATTCTTTTGTTTGTAGAATATTTAGTAACTTTGCGGAAGGAATGCATACCTGTAGGGGGGTGCAGGGGGTTAGTCCGCGCCCGATGGCTATATAGCCGGGTATATAGGCAAGCGTTCATCTTTGGTAATGCAGCGTAAAATTACCGATGTGTTCTACGTGATGTAGAGTGTTAGGATTTAGGACAAAGTAAATCATAGTTTTTGAAGTTTAGAAGAACTCTTATATGATTGCTGTGGCATAGAGATAAGGCATTATCGAAGTTCGCGTACGGACGTATGTTGCAGTGTATCGGATAAGATTACTTGAAGAGGGCAGTCATTGGCTGTGAAGTTAGTGACTCCCATTCCTTTGAAAAGTCATATATTAGTGAATACTTTTTTTCGCATTTTTGGCAACTGGCTGTGAAGTTCGTTGCCTTTTTGGGAAGTTTCATTTTTCATATATAATACTGAGCCTATGGGTATGACGCAGCCACCTGGATAATATGCGTTAGGGGTTTTTTTAAGGAATTGTTTTTCCTCTATAAATGGTTAACGATAATACATGCAAGCAGAGTCCGAATCTCTGCCATAGGCCTATAGAAGATGTGACGAAGGCAACGGTAGCTGATAATATCTGTAGTATGGAATTGCGTCGGGTTCTATGCTGTTGACTCTAATATTCCACCTGAAAGAGGTTCGACTCCTCGTAGCACACTATAACTAATATATAATAATATGGAAAGAACGATAAAAGGCATTGGATTGATCTACAGCGATGGAAGCTGTGCTACTTCTTTAGTTGAGAATGGTAAGATTATCTACTGTAATGTTGAGAAAGATATTAAGAACATGCTGCATTGTACTCCTGACCCTAAGACGATACAGTTCGTCAAGGACATGTCGGCTATGAGCAGGGAAGACATTGAGAAGGCTGTCAATGGTATCTGGGATGAGGTAGGCATAGACGGCAATGAGAAACTGCGTAAAGACATTATCGACGAGTTCGCTAATGACAGGGAGTATGATGAAAAGACATGGAAACTGCTGAAGGATGCTCTCAGGAAGGCGAAGGAAGTTGAGGAAGACAGGACTCTGACCTTCGAGAAGATATGTGATGGTCTTATATCGCTTCACCGGAGGAAGAACCACGACTACGGCAATGCCTTTGGTGACCTGTATAATGAGCTTGGTATGCCATACGCGATAGGGCACCTCCAGGAGAAGGTTAACAGGATAAAGAACGTATGGAAGAAAGGTGCGAAGGTTGATGAGAGCATAACTGACTCTCTTATGGATCTTGCATCGTACGCCATAATGACATTGGAGAGTATAGATGAATGCGACAACGGATAGTGACTACAGGATAGAGAAGCCGCCACAGCCGAAGAAGATTAAGTTGAAGTTTCGTATGTCTCCGCGTGAATTGAAGGAATACAACGCGAATTGGAATGCTCTTGGTGAATGGTATTGGTATAAGGCTAATAGGGAGAGACTTGAGAGAGAGCAGCGGCTTATAGAGATAGAGGACAAACTAATCAAATTGGGATATTGTATATGAATAACGAACTTGTTTACAATGACAGCTATGGCGAGGCAGTAACAGACACACTGACCATCGCGAAGGTATTTGACAAGCGTCATCGTGACGTACTTAAGAGCGTCAGGACCATGCTTGAGAGCGTAAATGCCACGTTTAATGACGTTAAAACTCCTATAAGTCAGAGAGATAACCGAGGTGCGCAAAGTTTCGCAGCTCTATATGTTTCTGAAAGTGAGTATAAGAACCTGAATGGTCAGATGTGTCCTATGTACATCCTCAACAGGGATGCGTTCACGATGCTTGCAATGGGATTCGTAGGTAACAAGGCTATGCAGTTCAAGATGCAGTATATCTCCGCATTCAACAAGATGGAGAAATACATAGAAGAGCAGAAGGCTCAGGTTCCTGCCTCGATGTCAGCTGCCGAGATGCTTCTTAAGAGTGCGCAGCTTATGGTTGAGCATGAGAAGCGAATGGCTGCCATCGAAGACAGGACAAGGACTATCGAGAAGACTACCATCGAACTCCAGGAGAAGGAGCATGAGCTTCACAACAAGATGGAAGAGATGGAGCGTGAGAGAGAAGACAACGCTGAACAGCTCAACGGCATGGAGCTATCTAAGGTCAATGCTCCAGAGGCTACGATGCGCGACAGGATAAGGCTTGCCGTTGACAGGTACTGCAAGGCAAACAACGTAGGATACAAGGACTTCTACGACAGGCTGTGGCACGATATATATCACATTGACCACATAAGGGTTGACAAGGGCGCGTGCGGCAGTAAGCTTGAAGCCTGTGAGAAGCGTGGCATCATTGATATAGTCTGGAACAGGGTTTCGGCAATAATACGAGGACGCTAATGCAGAAGAGATACCAACACTACGGCAAGGGCGGCATCTGCTGGTCAGGATGGTTCAGCATACCTAACAATATATCAAGACATAAATATCAGTATGGAACAAAACTCATCAACGAATACAGGTAAGGCATATATCGGCATAGACGTAGGCGCAAAGGGTGTGATAACACTATGGCATGACAATTCACTGTCATTCTACCCTATGCTTAATCTCGACTATTGGCAGATAGCAAGGATACTTGACGATATAAGGAATGCCTATAGTGAGATAGCATGTGTGATAGAGGATGTACACGCAATCTTCGGGTCTTCGGCGAAGGGAACATTCAACTTCGGTTTCAACAAGGGTGTCCTCGTAGGTCTGCTTTGCGCACACAAGATACCTTTCACTCTCGTTCAGCCAAAGGAATGGCAGACAGAGATGTGGACCAATGCAGACAAGGAATACACAACGAAGGAGAAGATGCTGAAAGGCGAGAAGAAGACTGTCAGGACTATAGACACGAAGGCAACGAGCATCAATGCAGCAAAGAGGCTGTTCCCTGCCATAGATCTGAGAAGGACACCAGAGTGCAAGAACATAGACGATAACAAGGTTGACTCGCTGCTGATGTGTGAGTACGCAAGAAGAAAGAATCTGTAATATGAAAGAATACGAAAGACTCTACGAGACAGCCGCAGAAGAGTTCATAAGGCCTACATGCGACAACAAGCACAAGCACAGGATAGCGCGTGTGACGAGTTACGGTCTCAGGTACAAGTTCCAGACTGACAACTACACTCTGAAGGACGTGTCTATGCTAAACGTGTCTGATATTCTCGCCATTCCGAGCGTTGGAACGCTTTCCGTGCTGTTCATAGAAGACCTTCTGAAGAAACACGGTCTTCACCTTGGAATGACAGAGAAGGAATACCAGCAGATGGATGGTGCTCTTTATGCCAGGCTTGATGTAAAAGGAATGGATTGCGTCAGAACGCTGATACATGACATAACGCTTACGGAAGACCATCTTACGCTTATGGCATGTTGGGCATCGCGAGAAGACCTTGACGTAGTGCATATAGTGAATAACATAGAAAGCAAGGAAATCTGCGATGCACTTCAATGGCTTTACGATTCCATAAGGAAGATAAAGCAAGAAAGGAACAATCTGAAAGCAGATAACAAATGCCTTGTGAAGGAAAATGCCGAATATGAGGCAGAGATAGAAAGACTTAACAATAAGATAGCGATATTGGAGAGTAACAATGGATAAGATGACCGATTTGGAGATGCGTGACTTGATATTCCGCGATCTCTATAATACAGGAACAGGACCAGACTTCAAGTTCGGTGAGCTTGTGAAGAGGTTTGAAGAGAGGAGCTGGCGGTATGACCCAGACCTTGAGAACGACCTTATAGACGAGATGTACCGGCTTGCAGAGAAGTGTGGCATACACTATTACAAGAACGGATATTACGTCTTTGACGGAAAGATATACGTATCCGTGGATATGGAGATACTTGAGAGCACCTTCAAGCTGTGGTGTACGCGGATGAACCTGAAGATAGCGCAGAAGCGCAAGAAGACGATCTTCAAGGATGAGTTCATGGCACATATACGCATAGCGAACCACCTGCAGCCACGTCTCGACATAGTAGCATTCAAGAATGGCGTACTTGACCTCAATACATACGAGTTCAACCCGTTCTCTCCTGACTACCACGTCACGTACTACCACCCATACAGGTATGACCCCAAGGCAAAGTGCAGGATGTGGCAGGCATTCCTTAAGGAAGTATTGCCTGACAGCACATCACGAATGATACTCCAGATGTTCCTTGGTCTTGGACTCATAGAGCGAGGCACAGTATATAACAGGAATGAAGGAAGGGATGGCGGCAAGGTGGAGCTGTGTCTTATGCTTGTCGGTGCAGGAGCCAACGGAAAGTCAGTAATCTACGACACAGCAATGGGTATCTTCGGAAAGTCAAGGATAAGCGCGTGTGACTACGGAGAGCTGACAATGGCAGGTGATGAAGGTATGAGGGCGCGTGTGATGATGCGTGATGCGATATTCAACTGGTGTCCTGATACTGACTCGCGTACATTCGGAAAGAAGAATACAGGCGTGTTCAAGAGGATAGTAAGCGGAGAGCCTGTGACCGACAGGAAGATAGGTGAGAACGTGCAGAACAACTATCACATGCCATACCTTATCTTCAACCTCAACGAGCTTCCTGGCATAGACGAAGGAACGCTTGGCTTCATAAGAAGACTGCAGATAGTGTCATTCGATGTCACGATACCTCACCAGAAGCAGAACAAGACACTTGCACTCGACCTGAAGGAAGAGTACCCTGGTATCTTCAACTGGGTAATGCGAGGAATGCGAGAGGTAAGAAGAAGAAAGTTCCTTTTCCCATCGTGCGAGAAATCATACAGGCAGATGCTTCTGATGCAGTTGAAGATGAACCCTATAGTATCATGGTGCAACGCATACGGAATACGTTGTCAGGCAGGAGCGAAGGGAGAACAGCCTACATTGGTTCCAACGAATGTGATAAACGACAGCGTATATGCTTACTGTGAGGACAATGATGCAGCACAGCTTCCAACAAAGCAGAAGATAGGCAACACGCTCGGCTATCTGCATTTTGAGAAGAAGAGAGTAAGTTCAGGGTACAGATACGCACTCTACGGAGTGTCGGTAGATGACTTGAAGCAGTCATTCGTTATACAGGACCACAGGTTCTACGATGAAGTTATGGAGGAGTTAGACGATGAAGAAGAAACTTACATCGACGACACCGATTAGTGAGGTCACGATACCTGTCAAGGATCTGCGAAGGCTCATCAACGATATGGCCTATGACACAATCGAGATAATAGCGCATAGGGTCAGGAAGATGAGAGACAGCGAGAGGCTTGACGCACAGGTATCGGTATCTCCAGAGCGTACTACGGCAGACTGGATGAAGAGTGCAGTCAATATGGCGTTGCGCGAGATAGAGACTTCATATACAGAGATAGGAAAACATATTGATAAACAAGTAACAGACTATAAAGAATGGAAAACGAAAAGGTAAAAGAGTTAGAGGTAGGAATGTACAGATGTGGCAACTTCTTTATACAGAAGGTACACATGGACGTTAAGGAAGTAGGTCGCGTACCGGAACATATCAGGGATGTGGCAGAACAGGAAGGATATGTACCTGCCCTTGTGGTAGGAGATATTGGAGGCTTGTTCAACTGTATGCTGATATTCGGTTCAAGCAAGTACCTGTTCTTTGACTCGATGGACGTTGAGGACGGCAAGTTCACGGAAGACTGCGCAAAGGCTGCAGAAGTACTCCTTAATCAGATGATGTTTGCCGTAACAGTAATGCCAGACATGGAATATGTAAAGAATAATGACAAAGAGATAAATGATTACATTGATAGGATAAAAGGTTAGTTAGTAACAGTAACTGTTCTCGACTGTCATCGTTGTGAAACGGTGGCAGTTTCTTTTATGAAAAAACGTGGCGTTACTTCACAGCAACACCACGCAAAAACTAAAACAAAAATGAAAAAAACTACCCTTTTCTATCTGCTTTATTCTTTAGCGGACAGCGACTGCAAGTAAGAGGAAGATAGAAGTGAACTGTTGTGTCCTCCGTCTTCACCTCCTCATTCTTCATTCGCGTAATATCCGCAATCATTTTCGATATTTCAAGCCACTCCTTTGAACCGTTCTTCGTCTTCTTGCGTGCGAAGTATAGGTCTTTAAGCATATTCTCCTTCGACAGAGCCTTATTCATATCGTCCTCGTCAGCCTCAGACATAGGAACGTCATCGTCAGCGATAACCTGCCTGCCCTTCAGCTCTGCTATACGCTCCTTGCTGAGAGGGCGTGCAAGTATCTCGCGTGCATAACGGTCTATAGCCTCGTCAGAGAGAGACGCGGCATTCATTGTAAGGAGATAGGCATCACGCTTATCCCATCCGCTTGCCACGAGGTCAACGAAAGCAAGCTGCTCAGTGGTAAGCGAATATTTGCGAGCCTTCTTTATGGTGGCTGCAGTATAATTAACCTTGAATGGAGAGTTTATCATATATTAATGTGTTGTATTCCACGAGTTCCAGTTATTCTCGCCTGGCCAGTTACCGTTTTCGTCAGTACGGCGTTGTCTTCCGCTACCAGCACCACCGCCAGTATTTATGTCGGAACCATTGAGTTTTGATGTAGCCTTCGCCTTTCGTATATCCTCGTCTGTAGCGTGCGTCTTCTCAATGTTAGCCTTGTCAATCTCCATCTTGTTTGCCTCCTTCATCTCACGCATTATGCGGTCAAACTCATCATTCTTCGCATACTTCGACAGGCGTTCGGAAGCTGTCTGCTTTGAAAGAACCTTGTTCTGCACGGCTGTAGTGAGGTTTGTGGTGAGTTCAGTGTCATTCTGATGGACGTAAGGCTCAATCCAGGCATTTATTGAAAGAGCGAGAAGGGAAGCCTGCTGATTAACTTCGAGACCATAGCCATACTTCACTATGTGTACGAGAGTTGACAGGAAAGGCTGAAGACGCTGCGAGTCGTCAATGGCACGCTCAATGGCAGGAGAATACAGGAGTTTGAGCGCAACGCCAGGAAGGTCGCCAGACTTCAATTCTGGAGGCTTGACAGCGAATGACTCTTCGTATATAGTGTTGTAGAGAAGGTCGAGAAGCGTCTTGTATGATGCAGACACATCGTTGCCTTCAAGGAACTTCGCGTTACCATCGGCAGACTCAATGGATATAGTCTTCACTGCGCCGGTCATATCATCTCCGTTGATGTCAACGCCATCGCCTGAAACGACAAGTATAGGGAAAGCGAAAGCCTTGTTGTTCTCGAAGAAGTAAGAAATGGCTTCCTCGTAATGTTCTATGGTATCCTGTGAGTTAGACCAGCAAGGGCCGTCATTCTCACGGTAGTACGCAACAGGAACGAAGTTGAATCCGTGCCGCTTCCTCTCAACAATCTCATATCCGTTAAGTCCGAAGAAATCCTTTATCTTTGTAACGACAGACGCTTTGCTGGTGTCAAGGTTTCGCTTTGCACGATGGAAATGTGTATCATCCCATATCTCTACCCATTCGGTAACTGCAACGTGGTCATCGTCATAGTCGAAATACTGACGTGCGAAAACCTTCAGTTCTCCTGTTATGGAGTCATAGTGAGGATACAGAATATCATCCTCAAGGAACGAAAGAGCCTTGCATCCGAACTTTCCGTTCTCTATCCATCCTACGATACACGCCTCTGACGTTATCTTCAGGGAGCGCATAGCCTCGTAGAAGCGTATCTCCATATCCTTGTCAAGCCATCCCTCCTTGAACAAAGACAGAGTATTGTTATCCTCTTCGCTTACGTTCTTGTTTCCACGCTTTGCATTAGCAAGCTCAAACTGCACGTCATTACCGCAGATGTGTATAATCTGCTTCGTTGTGAGAATCTGCTGCATAGCGATAGAACAGCGCGTTATTGGCTGAACATACCATTTGCCTGTATCAGGATCCTGCTTTATGACATCAGGATATATTGTCTTGTTCCGTATCTTGTGGCCGGAAGGGAAATACTCACGAAGCATATCCTCCTGTGTATAGATGGACCACATAGTTGAATCGACAGGCGTATTGACACCGAAACGATTCGTAATGCCCTCCATCTTTGGTGTAAATTCTGGAGAAATCCTAAACCACGGCTTTCTTGTCAGGATCTCCTTGTAATTCAATACCTCCATAATCCTTTTGGTTTTTTATGTACTTTTTTAATATCGAAAATCATTCTGTAGATAAGAGCCTCGAAGAAGTCAGGCGAGTGTCCTACATACTTCTTCATCTCGCTTTTCTTTATAATACCGAAACCACGGTCAGCAGTCTGCTTAGAGCGTCTTATGCACTTTCTCTCCTTCTGGAGTATAAGCGACAGCGCGGTGTTTGCGAACCCATCGCCTGAGAACTTCCGTTCAAGAAGCCGAGGCTCTATTGACCATAGCCTGTCTTGTGTCAGTTTGTAGAAGAGATACGCTGCCTGTGACTTCAAATCACGGTAAAGAGCCTTAATTCCAGACTCCTCACTTCGTGTTGCAGCAATAGGAGCCGCCATATTGTTGAATGGTACGGCATTTGGGAAATGACCCTTTAGTGCCTGTCCTATTCCGTTGACATCGTAAGTGAAGTTCTCCTCGCTCACGCCCCATTCAGCAAGCTGTTGCTTTACCGCAGATACGAGAATACGTGCATCGACACGCATAACCGCTATATCCTTGATGTGATAGCCTTCCCACAGCCAAAGCACGAAGTTATCGCCACCTGTGAAAGCCACGTCGCCAGAAGCACGCAATCTTCCATCGCCAATCTGGAATGAGTTGTTGAATATAGCTTCAAGGTCAGCCATCTTAATCATATCATCGCCTGCATTCTTGAAATTCCAGTTTGCCATAAGGTCTCGCATACGCTGTTCCTCGTCCTGACCTGCAAGGTTGGCGAGATATGTAGGGTCAGATTCAAGAAGTTTAAGGTTCTCTGTAAGGTCTGCACGTACGAATGTGACAGTTTTGCACAGAGTGCGCTTCTTGTCATAACCGAGTTGTTCCATTGCAGGAGTCCAAGCCATATCCATTATGTCAGCACACTGCTCATATACCTCTTCCGGCGAATCTCCCCAGAATATTGTGTCAGGCGAGTCGCCATCCATAAAGCAGTAACGTATCTTTCCGTCACGCTCTGAAATTGGGTAGCCTGTATCAGGGTCAATCCACCAGTCAAGGAACTTGCGAACCCATGAGTCGGGGTCAGGGTTACAAGTGCCGAAGAAGCGGTTCTTTATACCGAAAGCATTACGGTTGTTGGTAAGGATATACTTGAACTTGTTGTAAGGCATCTGAGTTATCTCATCGACACCTATGTAGCAATACTGTCTTCCCTGGAAACGGTCCTTGAAGTCAGCATAGTCATCGTTGTAGTATGAGAATGCTAGTTTTCCACCTGCGTAGAACACCCAATTCTTCTTGTTCTCAGACCTGTTGTATTCTCCGTATTGCGAATAAATCTGCATAGCCGTATCTTCAAGGGTAACGAGGTCAGGCTTCTCCTTACGAAGTATCACGGCATTGAAATTAGGATTGTTTATGTCCTTCAACGCTTCTAGAAGAAGAGTGAATGACTTGCCGCCACCACGAGAACCGCCACCAATCCAAATATCAACATCCTGCGACAGCATACGCTCCTGTGCACCACGTTGCGCGATGATTTTAAGGGGATTGCTCCGTTTAGCATCCTCTTCCCTCAGTTTCTCGATGTAATCATACGTCAATATGTCGTCAAAAGCGTATTTTTTCAATTTATATACATTATTTAGAATGATATACTACAAATTTACGAAAAAATTTTGAAAATACGAAAAAAATGTTTATATTTGTAGTATATTGTTCTACATTATAACTGTATAAGGTCTATACGATGTTGAATTTAGGACATAAACAATTAAAATTCTATAGATATGGAAGCAGAAGAACTGAAATCCAAGGTAGAAGATGTATTGGGAGGAACCCAACTTACACTTAGTGAGCGTACCATCAACGAAGAACTCGAAGATGCACTTGAAGACATCACTGATGACGCGCAGGTAGATGACAAGTTCGTTAGCCGTCTTGTAAAGAGACTTAAACGAATGGACGGAAACCTTCACGCAGACGTAGGTGCTGAAAACAAGAAGTACAAGGAACAATTCGAGGCAGACTGGAATAAGAATCATCCAGAGACTTCTGGCAAAAAGAATGAAGAAGACGGCAATGATGAGCCTGAATGGTTTAAGAAGTACCGCGAGGCCCAGGATGCCAAGATGAAGGAACTTGAAGAAGCTCGCAAGGAAAGTGACTTGAAGGCATACAAAGAAGGTGTGCTGAAGGAAGTCAGCGAAGGTCTTGATGAACTGTTCAAGAAGGCCGATATTACCCCAAACGGATATGTACTCAAGCAGACGATGCGAGACATCGAGATACCTGAAAAGGATGCAGATGTGGAAAAACTCGTAAAGAAGATTGAGAAGTCATATTACAAGGCCCTAAAAGAAGCAGGACTTGATGGTGGCGGTAAGCCGAACCAGAAGAACGGCCCTCAAGGCAACTCAAAGATGTCAGACGACCTTTGGAACAAGAAAGGACTGAGGGAAGGCTGGAAGAAGAAGGATTAATAATTCTAAATCATTAAACTTATGGGTCTTTTAGGAAACACATTTGAAAAGAAGCATGTCGCATACGGACATGCACGCAAGGTATGGCGTGAGGTTCACGACCAGTACCCTGCCGGTGGCAAGATTGTGAATACAAGTGATTTCCTTACAACTAAGGTTGTACCTGCAGGTTCTCCTGTTAAGTACGACATGGAGAAGAAGGAGATTACTGTAATCACACAGGCACAGTTGGCTGCTTGCGTAAGCGGTGATACTGTTACAGATTCTGCAGCAAAGGCACTCGGCATCAACGGCTATCTCTACAACGATGCTCCACTCACTGACGAGAATACCTACGCTACAGGCGCAGTTGTATATCGTGGTGAGCTGTACAAGTACATGCTTACAAATGAAGCCGTAAAGGTAATTGAGGCAACAGGCGTTGTTCCAGGCGTTGTTCTCGTAATGTAAACGCTGTCTAAGGATAGCAAGTATTAACACAAACACAAGGAAAAAGTATGAATACCAATTCAATCGATTTGTATCAGCTTCTCTCGTTCGGTATGGGCAACCTTGACTGGAAGGAATGGGTTGACCGCTACAATGAGAAGTACAACGAGCTGAATGTGGACGGATTCACACAGAGTCCTATGACCCTTATGGGTACATACGCACAGCTTATCAGCTCAGCAGGTATCAAGGCACTTCCAACGTGGGTTGACGTTGACTCTCCAGGTTACGAGACAACACTTCGTCAGTTCTCTGGTGAGACAGGTGAGATCCCAACGGCAAAGGCATTCTATCGTATCAACAACAAGATTCTCAAGGAGCGTCTTCGCATTATCCAGCAGGTTGGTCAGGGTGCATTCAACTCATCACTTCAGGAAACACTCTTCAACCTCTTCGACGAGGGTACGGAGAACCTTATCGGCGGTTACCGCAACGCACTTACCCACATGCGCCATCAGGTAGTGTCAACAGGTAAGTTCGTACTGTCGGCAGACAACAACCCACGCGGTATCAAGAACCTCGAACTCACCTACGGCATCGCAGACAGTCACTTCGATGACATCACGAAGAACGGAAATAAGGTTGCCGAGACCGCATGGTGGAAGACAGGCAACCACATTCCTTCAAACGAGGGTACTGCATCAGACCCACTGATGTACCTCAAGAACAAGGTCAAGGAGATTCGCCGTACATACCACTACAGCGGTGCTCTCACAATGGAGCTTACACAGGACCTATGGGATGACCTTGCAACACACACGGCAGTCCTCAAGCGTATCGGTGCAATGATGTTCCCTGCAATCGAGGCAGACGCAACACTCATCCGCAACATGCAGAACATGTCTGAGGATGCAATCAAGGAGCAGATTCGCAAGTTCATCAAGGTTGACGAGATCAAGACACAGGATTCGTACGCAGTAACCAACGCTCCTGGCGTAGGTGAGGACGGTCTTCCTGACATCATCCCGACAACAATCGAGAACTTCAAGAAGGAGAATGTGGTGTTCCGTCCAAGCGGCATCATCGGTGACATCCAGGGCGTTCAGCCACTCACCGTAGGCGTAGAGGCACAGAACATCGGTTGGTTCGATGGCGGCCGTCTGCTTATGACGCAGCGTCCAGAGGCAAAGACACGTTCAATCTACTTTGATTCTGAGTTCGCTCAGCTTCCAGTACTGAACATGCCACAGTATCACTTCATCAGCAAGGTTACTATCTAAAGTAAAAACAGAAGTTAATGAGTAGTGTAGCTAACATAGAAGACGGTGTCCCTCAGAATGTTCTTCCTGAAGAGGATGAGCTTCTGAGGGACCTGTCGGAAACCGAGAAGCCGAAGAAGGACAGTTACGTCCTCACGATGCTTGACTATATCGCAGACTCAGTGAACCTTGACGTTCCCAAGGATGTGGTAATACGCATACTTTTAGACAGAGAGGTAGAGCCTGACGAGAACGCCATGGAGGTAGAGCGCATGTCGCGAGACCTTTGCAAGGCAGACCTGTTTGTCTGGGCTTGCTCTGGCGTAAGCAGACGTGGTGAGGTTCGTGATGTCGATAACGGCTGGACCCATGCAGATGGAGGCTACACGCTGTCGAAGTCAGACAAGGATTTCCTTCTCAAGCAAGCCAATGATATATATGAGAAGTATGAAGAGCCTACGGTAGGAAAGACCAAGGTTAGGATTACATCTTATGGTATCAGGAAGGCAGATATTCAGAGCGATGGTGAATACCGACCACGAAATGTAATCAATATATGATAAAGCAGACTGTTGACAACCCACGATACCCACACTACATACTTATCACGAGATTGGTTGTGGATGATAATCCTTTCGATGAGGACGATAGGATGGATATACTGTACAAGGGTGTCGGTCACAGTTTCACTGATACTACCACCATCGGCGATGCGAAAATGGATACGAACCGAAGGAAGGCGAGTATTCCTGTACGTTTCGATCAGTGGAAACAGGAGGTCAGTGCAGGCGATACGATATGCGTAAAGCGTGGCAATATCGTTGAGAAAGGCATTATCCGTGATTGGGAACCAGACAACAACAGGACACTTATCTACTGGGAGTTACCAAGGAACTAATGGCAAAGGTATCACAGAAATATAATGACATCACACGCTTCAATCTTGTTGATGCAGTGCAGAAGAGGATAGGCGAGAAATCGTTTGCCTTCGTCACAGATGCTGTTAGAGCGGCATCAGAGCATTTGGCTGTAGATGAAGTAAGAAAAGTGAAGATGGACTATATGGATGTTACAGGTAATATGTTTGCCTCTATGGGTTTCCTTGTGTCGCGCTACGATAGGAAGCGTCATAAAATGCTACAGTCAAGACCGTATGCGCCTATTGCGTCAAGAGGTAAGAGACCAACGAGACAGGCTTTGAGTTTCGGAGAGTTCTACGACCTGCCAAAGTACTATAGCGGAGAACCGAACGATGACCCTAAGATGAGGGCATGGGGACGAACCCGTTTTGCTGACAATGGCAGTGTAAGCGGTGTTCAGGAAAGACAGCAGTTCATACAAGACCTTACCTCGAAGAGCTGTGGCAAAAGTACTGATTTCTGGACTGTATATTGCTTCGTTGCAATGCCGTATGCACGATTTGTTGAGTACAAGCACGGATTCAGCAAAGGTGCAGGATATGCGAGAATTATGGCCGAGATTGTAAGGGGAGAAATGGTTGCAAACAGCAAAATAAGATGATACGATACAAAGACTATAAGGAAGCGTTGTTCAATGCTATGGAAGGCATAGCAGACCGGGTATATCTGGAGAGACCACAGGCTATCTCTTCGGATAAGAAGGTTAATAGCTTTATTGTGGTCGATGTATCTGGTTTCCTTAATAACAAGGAGCTGGACCCAAGCGGTTCGTACGATTACTACACAGGACAGGCCTATGTATCTATATTCGTCCGCGACAAGGTTACAAGCAAGGCTATGAACCAGGAGCGTATCAACACACTCGATGACCTTATGCAGAAGGTACACGACAAGTTTCCTGTAGTTGACAGGGAGAGAGGCGTAAAGTTCTGCAGACCTCGCTTCATGGTATCAGCAAGTGACGAAGACGGCTTTCACTATTCATTAATTTCTGTAAGATTAACAACGTATTTCTAATAACAACTTAAATATTTAAGATTATGACAGCAATAACTCCAGCAAAGACAAAGCAGCAGCTCAAGGACGTATTCGGTGGTGTCGGTACTCTTATCTATGATAAGGCAGACCTCAAGATTGCCAAGGGCGGCACAAGCGCATCTGCAAAGGAAATCACCCTTCCTACAACAGGTATCGAACTTCCTGTAGCAGTTGACTCGTTCACACTCACCCAGGCAGCACCTACCATCAACCACTACAAGGTGCTCGGTATGGATGGTGACTGGTTTGCAACATCAGAGTCTGGTGACATCGAGATGTCCCTTGACGTTCCAACAAAGCACTCTGACATCCTCAAGGTTCTCTACGGCGATGATGCAGTATCAGACCTCAAGGTAAGCACAACATGGGAGGGCGCAGGTCTCATTCTCAACAAGAAGGCAATCACAGGTACATTCTTCCTCATCAACGAGGAGGAGGACCAGATTATGATTCTCAACAACATCAAGCTGTGGGCATCTCCTTCTTACGAGAACGGCTCTACCGAACCATTCAAGTTCACTCTTACAGGCACTATGACTGTAGCAGACCAGGCAGGTGATGAGTGCAACTTCGCATGGCTCAAGAAGAAGTCTGCATAAACAGAATTCGCGAAACATTAATCGTTAAGGGCGGTGGTCAATGTGCCGCCGTCCTTTTCTTTTTTTTTAGCTACACACTATGGAACAGATAACACAACCCGACTTCGACTTACAGGCTAAGCTTGATGAACTCTACGAGGCTACACCAGAAGAGATAACTTTCCGTGGAAGGAAGGTAAAGATAGGCTGGCTTAGAAACTATACTATGCGCAGGTTCTCACACGTCATGGCAAAGGAAGATAACATTGAGAAGAGACATGCAAAACTCGTTGCGATAGTGCTTCTCAACAATATGTGGCTCATCGTGCCATTCTACTGGATGTTGTGGCGATGGTATTACTATATCGTTGACCTGAACGTGGTAGAGGTATTGAAGGTACTTGACGCTGCTAAAAAAAAAATTCAGCAGGAGCCATTCTATCTGGCTATCATATTATCGACAGGAATGACGGATCTGATGATGACGATGACGAGTCAGGAAGCAAAACATATCCAAGCCGCACAACGTGGGGGTCAGCGTACAGCTTAGCGGAGAAATTGCCGTTCCTGTTTGAGAGGCGTTTCGGTATCAGAGCCTACGACTATTGGAACGGATATACGATAGCGCAGATAGAGCTTATGGCAGCCGACCAGCCTCTTGTGGTCTATAAGAAGGACAAGAAGAAGGGAAGCAGCAAGAAGACTTGCGATGACATAGCAGACAGATGGGCGAAGAAGCGTAAGGAGAAGGGCAGTGTGCTCAAGAGAATAAATCTTTCGGAGTGGATGAACAGTCCGAAGGAAGACAACAAGGAACAATAACACAAACACTTATATATTATGGCAGAGAATATCGCAACCATGTATGCCACCATTGAAGGTAGGGATAACATGACACCCATGCTGAAGAAGATTCAAGGAGAACTTGAATCGATAGGCAAGGAAGGTAGTAAAATCAAACTTAATGTGAGCAAGGGAGATGCAGAAAAGAGTTTCCATGCAATCAGAAGTGAGGTGCAGGATACTGCTGCATACATAACAAGACTTAATGCTGCCATAAATCACCTTAGTTTAAAAGGTATAGATACGTCTCCACTCACAAGAGACCTGAAACTTGCAGAAGAGCAGTATTACCACTTCAAGAAGATGCTCGATAGTAGAGATTTCTATCATAGAGAGTATTCGAGAATGCCAGACGAAGGTGATACGAGCAAACTTACTGCTGGTATAAAGGAGCAGATAGCTGCGTATAAGCAAGAAAACGAGACAAAAAGGGATTCCATGCGAACGAGCGAATTGCTTGCTCGTGCAAAGGAGTCTGAAATCAGGAAAGAGGCGGCATTAGAGAAGGCTGCTGCACGCACTGCTGCAAATATGCAAAAGTCGATTGCAACTACTGTGACATATGAGAAAGCACTTGGTCGCCTTGAAGCACGTCTCTTGTCATTGTACTCCGCGCCAAATGCTTCTGCTACGGCAAAAAACCTTATACCTAACATGCTCCGTGAAATACGTGAGCAACAGTGGGTATATAGGGATGCGAGAGCAAATCCAGAGAGGCTGCAGGACCCATCTTTCTGGTATAAGATGCACTCTGACCAGTCTGATATAACTGGTCGTACTATGATGGTTCGCCACGATGCGTACGATGCAAATGCTCAGCGCGAAAGAGAAATACGACATGACGAGAAGGCTGCAGAACAGAGACGAATTGCAGAGCAGAAAGCACTCGAAGAGATTCACAACACACGCCAGAAGTATTTAGCGAAAGAAGAGGCTGATAGAGAGAAGGCAAGAGCGAAGGCAGAGGCTGATTCTGAAAAGCACAACAACAAACTTGTAACTGAAGCACAGAAGGCAGCTGAGCAGAGACGTGTGGCAGCCTTGAAGTCTGACGAAGAAGCTATGAAGTCAACTCTGAAGAAGTATTCAGAGGAAGACAAAGCTGCAGAGGCGGCAAAGAACTTCAAGTTAAAGCAGTTCAAGAAAGAAGCAGAGGCTCACAGGAAGATGGTTGAGCAAGAGGCAAAGGACAGGGAAAAACTCGGTCTTATACCTGCTCGCGTCAATACAGGAGGCACTGAAGCAAAGAGTCTGATTGAGCAGAAACTATTCAATGAGAAACTTACTCAGATAGCCAATGCGCCTGAAATGGCTAATCTCATTAAGGAGAGGAATGCTATTGCAGCACAAATATCGGAACTGGCTTCAAAAAACAAAGCACTTGCCAGTTCAAGTGTTGCATTCCCGGATATGGCAGCATCGTACAGTGCCATAATAGACAAGAATGTAAAGATACAGCAAGAACTGCATGCCAATATAAACAAGATTCAGGCGAGACTTGCCGAACTTGATAGGTCTGGAAGGATTTCAAACTTAGAGACAGCTCTGAAAGGATTCGGAACAAAGACTGTATTGGATTCTTCAAAAGACCGCCCTACAGGTACTGCATTGGAAGTACAGAGAGGTTCCTACGAGGCATTCTGGAAACAAGCACTCGAAGAGAGGGAAAGGGATATGCAGATAACCCTAAAGATGTTTGAAAAAGAGGATAAGCTGGCAGAGGAATCCAAGCAACGAAAGATCAAACAGTTCCTTGAGGAAGAGAGAATCCATCGTAAGAGTTTAGAGAGAATGGCAAAGGATAGGGATAAGTTCTATAGCAAGAACGGTATGTTCTATCCTGCTAACATAAAGACTGGCGATATAAGTGCTGTAAGAAACGCTATCCAGACACAGATAACTCAGGCAGAGCGCGAACTGAGACACTGGAAGACATATAAAGGTATGGATAGCTATTATGAGCGCAAGAAGAACGAAGACCTTTTGTACTATAACAGATTCGGTTCGGAGGCTGTAAGGCAGAGTGTAGTTGATTCTTACGACCAGAAAATAGCTAAAGCGCGTGAGGCTATACAGAAGGTAGAGGAACTTGAAACGCGACTTGCTAATCTAAGGAACTCTTTAAATTCACTGAGCCATCCTGTAACGACACATGAGCCACCTGCTCCACCATCTAATCCTGTTCCGCCTAAATATAAGCCTGCTGATGCACAGTGGTGGAAAGAGACGCTTGATGCGCAGGATAGAATGAAGCAGATGCTTCACGACCAACAGCGATTCCTTTCCGGCTTGACAGAGACAGGCAACAAGACCTCTTGGCTTGGCGAGCAGTTCAATATGCTGAAAGGCTATATCGTGAGTGCCTTCGCTGTTGACCAGGTTCGACAGTTCCTTACTAACATCGTTCAGATAGGTGGTCAGTTAGAGAACCAGCGTATTGCCATCGGAGCAATTCTTGGCAACAGAGCACAGGCAAACGAGATGTTTGAGAGCATCAAGGGAATGGCTGTAAAGTCACCATTCGGCGTGCTAGAACTCGACCAGGCAACCAAGTCTCTCACAGCATACGGTTATCAGTACAATGAACTATACGACACGCTGAAACGTATCGCCGACATTTCTGCCGGTGCAGGTGTAAGTATGGATAGACTTATGCTTGCCATTGGTCACGTAAAGGCAGAGACGGCACTTACAGGTATTACCCTACGTCAGTTTACGATGGCGAACATACCTATGCTTGAGATGCTGTCTAAGATGTACACCGACAGAGGCAACGGAAGAAACGTATCTGTTGCAGATGTTAGAAAGATGATTTCCAAGAAGCAGGTAAGTTATGATGATGTAATGGAAGTCATAACTGAAATGACCAGTGAAGGAGGTCGTTTCGATGATATGCAGAATGTTCTGTCTGACTCACTGAAGACGAAGTGGAAGAACCTCGGTGACCAGATGGATATTGTGTACGGCGAGATGGCAGAAGGTGGTCCTGGTGGTGTACTGAAAGGTTTCGCAAGCCTTCTCATGCTCATAGCAAAGAACTGGAAAGCAGTAGGCGAAGCAGCTATTGCTGCAGGCGTTGCTATGGGTTCTATCAAACTGAAGGCAATAGTCGGAGGCGGCTTGTTCGGAACAACATACGGACAGTATGCCGGAACATCTGCAAAGAACTTCATGCAGAGTGCCGGAATGATGGATGCTACATACATGAATAACCTTCGTATAGCTCAGTCATACCGTGTGCTTAATGCAGAGGAGCAGAAGGCACTTGCAACGAAGAAAGGTCTGTCAATGGCAACATTCAAACTTGCCGTAGAAGAAAAGAAACTCGACAAAGACACTGCATTAAGACTTATTGCCCTTAAAAGGCTCAATGCAGAGCAGATAAAGCACTTGCAGTTGACCCTGAAACTTTCAGCGGCAGAGGTTGCTACGGCTCAGAGCGCAAGGGCAGCCACAGTGTCTTGGGCTGGCTTTGCAGCATCAATGAGGATAGTAGGAATGGCAGTCAAAAGTTTCTTTATGTCATTCGTCCCGATGGTTGCTATATTTGCTGTGTTTGAAGCAGGTTTTGCTATATTCAACAAACTGTCAGACAGGACGAAGAGAGCAGAAGACAATATAAAGGCAGCCACAGAAGCCTATACAACACTCCAGGAGAAGATAGCAGAGTTTTCTGGTAATAACAAGCCAACTACAGACATAGGCTTGAAGAATGCCATCGAGGAATACAAGAACGTCCTCAAGGACTACGGCGTTCTATCCAAAGAACTTAATGATAAAATCTTTGGTACAAGAACGGAAGGAGATTTTGAGATACCTGTGATGAAAGCAGCAGAGCAATACAGAGCACTCTATGAAGAACTGCTTTACGTTGACGGTATAATGAAACATATCGCTGAGAACGGCAATATGTTCGACAATGCAGACGAAAAGACTGGATGGTGGTTTGATGATACGCTTGGAGAGAACGTAAAGGATGCATCTGATGCTTGGAAGGAGTTTGTCAAGGAACTAAACGGCAGTGACCTCAAGAAGTACGAAGAGGTTATGAGGAAGGTTATGTCTGTAAGCTCAGACTTTGCCAAAGAGGTAAGAGAACTGCATATCGAGAAGGATATTGCAAAGCAGATAAAGCTCCTTCAGACTGAGAGGTATAAAGCTCTTAGGGAGGCTGTAAACGATTGGGGCTATGGCAATAACTTCTTCGGTGCAAAGAGTTACCATGACGCATTCGGTACAATGAAGGATGACGTGAAGGATTTCGCAGACGATGTTAAACAGCGAATGAGCAACGCATTTTCCAATATAGACTTCAGTCACCTTACCAGGAGGCAGCATCAGTATCTTGACACGTCTTATAAGATGTGGATAAAGCAATTTGGCGATATATCAACAGAGGTGCAGGAGGAGCTGCGAAAGATATTCGAGAAGGAGCATAACCTTAGAATATCTGTTACAGTTACTGAAGGTTCTCCGGCTGATCCTGTATGGAAGCAGGCTCAGAGAAAGTTTGCTCTTGGCAATGCAGAAGCAGAAGCACTCATCAATAACATCAAAGACCTATCAGAACTGCCGGAAGCAGTACAGAAGAGATATAAGGAACTTGACGCAGCGAGGAAGGCATACGAAGGAAGGTATAAGAGAAGCAATGATCCTATCGAAAGAATGGAACTATATGCAATGATTCAGGATGCAGACGATGAGATTGCTGCTCTCAAGAATATTGCAAAGAACAACGGATTCGATGTTGCTGGCAAGATAAAGAAACCTTCTGACAAAGACACCCAACTTGAGGAATGGCGCAGGCTGTTTGAACTGTTGAAGCAGGTTAATTCGGAGTACGAGAAGTACGTAAAGATGTATGACAAGGATACCGCATTGACTAAACTTGATGAGATGGGTGACTTCTCTGACCTTGTAAAGTTTATCAAGAATGGCAAGGCTGACAAGATTGTTGACCTGTCTAACTACAGTGATATGGCTAAGGACTTCTATGACCTTACCGTCAACAGGATACCGAAGTCTGCTTCTGAAGCAAGGAAGAAGTATCTGCAGCAAGTGCAGAAGTACTATCTCGATATGGCATTGAAGAATGAAGAGGAGATAGCAGACAAGCGTATCAGACTCCGTGAGCAGGAGATAGACGAAGAACAGAGACGTTGGGATAGATTCTCAAAGTTAAGAACAAGCCTTGGAGATACTGGTGCTGCAAAGTTGGCTCTTGGTGAGAACTATTCTAGTATCTATTACAAGAGAGTCAAGCGTAAAGGTGGAGATGTATCTTATGAAGATGTAAAGACGAATGCTCAGCAAATAGAAGAGTTGAATGTTCTCAAATCTAACTATGAGATTTCACTTAAAGACTACGAGAAACAGCTTGAGTCGGCTTCAGAAAGTACAAAGAAAGGTCTTGAAGGAACAGTTCAGTCAATCAAAGACACTATAGCAAGTATAACAAAACAACTGTTCGAACTGCAGCAAGGACATGAGCAAAACCTTCAAAATGTCAATGTTGCTGGTTTCCAGAAAGAATTTACTTTTGATAGAGAGAAGATTCTTCGCACTTGGGTAGAGGGGATTATCGGCAGCGATGGCAAGTTCCGTTCAGCCGAGGAACTCTATAAGATGGACAAGAAGGAAAGAGATAATCTTTTCACAAAGGAGCAAAACGCAGAACTTGACAAGCGTCTTAATGCATGGTTTAATGCTGTAATCAAGAAGGCCGAGGATATGGATCAGGTTATTACTGAAATATCAAACAAGACCAAGAATCTTGAAAAAGCAGGAAAAATAATCCTTAACAATGCCAAAGAGCAGAAATACAAGTTAGGCAGTCAGTCTGATGAGATTATTTTCGGTGATGTGACATACGGAGATATTATCGACCAGGAGGCAAAGTCGAAGATACTGAAGATGTCGAAGGAGTATGCCCTTTTCTTCAACTATGCTCTGACGCTTACTGCTGACGAAGTAAAGAGTACAATCGCGAAAGTCAAGGAGAATATACGCCAGAACTTCAAAAAAGGCTTACTCACTCCTGAAGAATATGCGAAGGAGATGCGTAGGGTATCTGATGCGGAGCACGCATTCAAGTATAATCCTAATGGTCTGTTCGGTTCAAAGTCCGATTTGGGTGTATTCGCAAGCAAAGGACTGCAAGGCATTCTTGACAAACGCAAGCAAGAGACTGATGCAGCATTGCTTGATAAAGGCGAAGACTCACAAGAGTACAAGAAAGCAAGAGAGCGCGAGGACGCAAGTCAGAAATGGACTGACGGACTTAACACAGCAACTGATGCCGTTAATATTGTATCAGGCGTATTCAATGGATTGAGCCGTGCTGCCAACGCGCTTACGGATATGTTCTATGCTCTCGGCGATAAGGGTGCTGGCGATCAGTGGAGCGATATAGCAGATGGCATATATGGCGTTTCATCTATATTTGCTCCTGTAAACGGAATACTCGGAAGTGCTATGAGGGGTGATGTCTCTGGAGTTGTAAGCAACGCCATCGCTGCGCCTGTAGAGATGTTCACAGGACCGATAACTGCATTTGCGAAACTTGGTGACAAGAAACTGCAGAGGCAGATAGAAGAACTGCAGAGGCAGAATAAGATTCTCGCGAACATTGAGACGAATACGAAGCGTCAGATGGAGCGTAATGCCGGTGGTGCATATACGAGCGAAGGAGCATACGGAACTATGAAGGGTAGCGTGAACAGCCAGTTGGCTAACACGAGACGTATGCTTCAAGCAGAGCGCGACAAGAAAGACTCTGATGATGCAGCTATTGAGGACTACAAGCAGCAGATAGCCGACCTTACGGACAGAGCGAGATACTTCGCGAGAGACTTCGCTTCTGAGCTGTACGGCATAGACTTCAAAGGCTGGGCAGGTAACCTTGCCAATGCACTCGTAGAGGCGTGGAAGACAGGAACGAATGCCGCCAGAGCGTATAAGGATGCCGTTGCAGACATGATGATGCAGGTAGCCACAAGCGTTCTTCAGCAGAAGTATATCACAAGCATGATAGAGCCATACCTTGATGCTATATGGGCAGACATTGATGCAAACGGAGGTAAGATAACCAACTTCGACAACATAGCAAGGCTTGGCGATGCAGCACAGCAGGCTGCAGATATGACATACATAATGCTTCAGTCTATAGAGGATGGGCTTAACGCAAACGGTATGACAGGACGAGGCAAGGCAACAGGTCTCTCTCCTGCTATAGCCGGAGTAACAGAGGACACAGCGAGCCTTCTTGGAGCATACATCAACGAGATGCGCCTTGATGTAAGCATGAGCAATGAGTACCTTGCAATAGTAGCAGACCAGATACCTATGGCTGTTAACTCTCTTGCAACGATACAGAGCGATATAGCGACCATCAAGGACAATACGGCAAGAAGTGCGAATGCCTCGGAGAGCATTGAAAGCATATTCAGTTCGGTGCTTGACGGAACAGGATCACGCAAACTAAGAATAGCGATGGCATAGATATAGTGTTGTGAAAGTGGCCCTTTTGTCGGCGAAAGCATTGCTTTTGTCGGCGAAAGCGGTGCTTTCGTTTTTGGATTATCTTAAACGGTTAAACGATTAAACGACTAAATCACTTAAAAATGAAAGAATACGTACTTAGTAAGAAACTTAAGGCAGAGGCAATAGGCAACGGTCTCTGCAAGCAATGGACTGACGAGTGGGAGGACAACAGTAACAAGCTGGTGCTGGCAGAGAAGTTCAAGAGAGGACTTGACTTCTGCATAAAGCACGACTGGCCTTCGAGAGAGGAACTTGACGATATTGTAGATGCGGAGTTCAATTCGTACGGAATATACAACGACCAGAACGTAAGCATAGTGAACAATCAGAGTATGTCTGGTGAGACTACGCCTTTGGACGAAGTGTGCGAGTTCGTGCTGAACGGAGAGTGCAACGCCAATATCGTGGTACACGGAACTACGACAATAGTATGGGTGAGACACGACAGCGAGGCTACCGTCCTTGTATCAGGTGATGGCACGGCATACGTGAAGTGTCTTGACAATGCCAGCGTGAAGATACGCTGTGGTCTTAAAGGCAAGGCATACTGCTACAGGTATTCCGAAAATGCCAGGATAGACGCGAAAGGCGATGTGCATATGAGGGAGAAAGTGGATTTTTACAAAAAATAAGAAAAATTATACGTGATATTCTACATTAATTAGAATATTTTTTTGTATATTTGTAGAGTAATGGCATACATAGAACACATATACATACAAAAGATGGGTTTGCAGAGCGACGGCAAGCCATTTCCCTGCTATGATATGGTAGAGGAGTTCGGTATGTGGGGCAAGGAAGTGCCATTCGCCGTAGGCGGCGGTACAAAAGACCTGTATTCACAGGACTGGCCTGACGAGGACGGAGCTGACGAGTTTGTTCCTGACGTTATGATGATGAAAGCCTACGATATGCAGGTAGAGCTTGCATACAAGGGCAGGAGAGACACGTCATACAATGCCGTAATGAAACTGCTCGCATACCTTACAGGACGTAACGGAGGCAGCAAGATGGAAGGCGGTGAAGGCGGCTGCAGATTCAAGATGTACTGCACGTGGACCGGCATAGGCAGACAGGACGTGAGATTCCTTGAGCTATCCAACGATGCAGAGCTGATAAGAGACTTCAACGCCAATTCGCTGAAAGACGAGGAAGCACTGATAATGAAGTTCACGTTCAGGGTCAACGACCCTATGACATCCGTGAAATACTACGAACTTGCTAATCAACTGATGTAAATGGACGGACTGCTACACATATTCAAGAACGGCACAACGGAGCCTTTGATTGACAGATACTGGATGTCTGCCGATGGTGAGCCTGTGCGCTACGAGAATGAAGACTATGTGGCAGACGCTGACCTGACCAACGTGAGGGTGTCGGTGAGGAAGTATGAGTTCGTTGAGCAGTTGATGGGCGACAGATACCTCACGATGACCGTTGAGTCAGATTGTCCTATCGATTGGGAGAAGGGTGACTTCTGCTTCTGCAGAGGCGAGCAGTTCTGGCTTATGTACATACCTACAGGCAAGAGACGTGCGAGGAAGGGAACGGTAGGCGATGCCTTCGTGTATGAGAACGTGAAGATGCAGTCTATTATCGGTTTCCTGACAACGGCATTCTTCCAGGACTATGTATCGGCAAATTCAGTGCGCGACCTTGTGTTCAGCTACGCAGGCGGTTTCTCGTTCTACGTTGAGAGCATGTGGGATATGGCAGACAGACTTCAGGCAAACCTTGACATAGCATATCCAGGCAAATGGATGGTAGAGGTGAGGGAAGAAAACGAATCGTGGCGCAAGCAGGAGGTGAAGGTTAATGACGGAACCTCAATACAGGCTGTGCTCGCACTCGTGAACTCACAGTTCAACCAGAACTACCACGTAAGGACACGTGAGGCAGGATACCAGGTAAGGACAAAGACAGGCTGGCAGTCACTTGAGGAGAGCAAGTATGTCATTACCATAGGAGGCACACAGGCATTGATGAACCCAATGCTGTACTACGGCAAGGGCAACGGTCTGAGGTCACTAACTGTAAACTCCGACTCATCGAAGGTGACACTCAACAGGCTTCACGCATACGGCTCAACGAAGAACCTTCCATACAGATACTACAACAAGCACTTCAAGAAGCTCAATCCTAACGGAACGCCTAAATATCCTGCATTCTGGAAGAACGGAGTGTATATGCTTGACACGGCATACATACCGGCATTGATGCTTCCATACTCTGACATTGAGAATATTAACTGCTGGCATAGCGTTGGAGATAACTTTGACGTGTATGTTGACAGGGAGAGAGAAGAAGGTGAGGCGATAGTTGAGGGAATGCACAAGTTTGATGCAGAGACAAAGTACTATGATGAGTGCAAGCCTTCTCTTGAATGTATGACCATTGATGACAGCTGGGTAGGTGTTGATGCTTATCTTCCTGGATATAAGGCAGAGAAGATGAGAGTTGAAGCTATAGTGTCTAAATGGTATGATGAGCACTACAAAGGAGGTATCACTGTTATCGGCGAGGGGCCTGATGGTGAAACATTGGATTATGAGACTATAAACAAGTATTTACAGAGTTTCTGCTACTACAATCCAAGCCAATCTCCACAGTACACGAAGATGACGACTGGAGAAACGATGTATTATGGTATAGCTGGTGAACGTCATTACTCCCAAATATCATTCAGGGAGTTTGACAAGCAGGCTGCATATAATGATGGCGTTCTCAATATACTGAAAAAGAAGATTTGCGACATCGTAATCAAGTATCTAAGAAAGCAGAACGGAATATACAAGTGTATATGGGCAGCAGGGCATAATAGCCATTCTCTTGTAATGTCATTCGAACTCAAGAGAAAAAGTATGTTTACCAAAGAGCATATGGCTTATTACTATTACTACGAGACGTACGATGGCATAGATTACGTATATCAAACGAAAGAATGGGTAAAATCTGGAACATACAAAATCAAAAGTACAGTAAGTTCAGACTTTACGCAAGAAGACGTAGCTGAACTTAACAGGCTGCTTTCAATGTCGTATATAGACAATGACCTTAACGTATATGAGACTGTTGCGCTTATGACAAGATACGACTCGGAAATGGTCAGCAGCATAAAGAACAATACGTTCGAGGAATCTGGAAGGCTTGACAAGATAACAGGCGGTTCCGTTATGGACGATGATAATGGAAGAGAGATATTCGACAACGGCATATCTTCAGACGGCAACTATGGTTCAGGAGGCAACGAGGACATAGAAGGCAATCTTATGATAGACCTCATCCGCGTTGAGATACCACAGATAGGCTTCTGCATAGAGGATTGGGTAATAGAGCAGGACGCGAAGCTGGTAATGAAGACAGGTATGTGTGCAGGACGTGAGTTTACTATCACGAGGGCAGTATTGAAAGATGTCAATGACTACTCAAAAGGATGGGTGCTTGGTCTTGTAAGAACATACGACAGCGAGTTTAACATGCTTTTCCCTAACAGGAACTATCCGATAAAGCCAGGCGATGAATACGTGATAACCGGCATCAATATGCCTGACATATACGTGGAGGCAGCAGAGAGAAAACTGCGAGAGTATGCCATTGACTTTCTGAGACGTAACAAGGAAGCAGAGAAGCAGTACGTGCCGGAGCTTGATAATAAATGGCTCTATGAGCATAAGGACTATGCAGATGCACTTGCCACAGGAAAACTTTTCAGATTCTCCGACAGGGAGGAAGGCGATGACAGCAAGGACCTCGGTACTGGTGAGGTGGCATCAATGATAAAGCAGCTGAATATCAAGTACGGAGGACTGATACCAGAGTACTCTATAACGCTTGATGACAACGCAGAGCCTATAACCATACAGACAGTCGTTGCCAATGAGGTTGCAGGCATAAAGAACAACGTGGCAGATACGGTCATAGGCGTTGACTTCGTGAGGCAGAACATGCTCAACAAGAACAACTCTTCCTTAGAGTCAGTAAACAGCGACATAGAGTTCAACGGCAAGGTATCGGCGAAGGAAAACAACGTAGATAAAGAGCGAGTCAACGAACTTACTATAGACGGTATTGTAAAGGTTGATGACTTCGTGGGAATATCTACAGAAGGAGAGTTCGATATACCGAACACAGGCATAAAGCTTGTGATAAGGAAAGGAATAGTTGTAGGACTAATAAACACAGCAGACAATGGGTAAATACGGAAAATACATAGATTCTGGTGCTGTAGTGCCATATCTCACAGGCCAGGAGAAGTTTGCCATAAACACAGGAGCTGATGAATCCACTGTAGCACAGGTTTATCAGATACTAAACCTTATGCTTACTTCAAAGGAGTTCCAGGAGAAGGCAGACAGGGCAGATGTTCGCGCTGTTGAAGTCATGATTGATGAGTTGAGGGGTGAGGTAAGCGAGAGTGCAGTGATGCGTCTCAACAAACTGCTGAAGGTGTTTGAGCAGAGTTCTACGCTTGAAAGAGCACTTGACGAGATAAGGCAGGATGCAGCAGGATATGTAGAAGACGGCATAACAGGCTTCAAGTTTGAGTTCCCAAAAATGCTCAGATCAGTCAATGGTCAGAGTGTCGTTGGAAGTGGAAACATCAACATAACTCCAGGAAGCATAGGAGCAATAGACAGCGCATCTCTGCAGGTAGGCCTTGATGGTCTGAAAAGCGAGATGCAGAGGACGCTTACCAACTATGCCACAGGCGAGGAACTTGTCACGTTTAAGACTGCATTCACGCAGGACGTTAACAGTTTCCGTACTCGCGTAGAGAAGGTTGAACAAGAGTCGGTTACTTCAACTGATTTTGAGCAGTTGGCTGACAGAATCTCTATGGTAGTCAATGACGATAATAATCCAGTAGCAAGTTTCTTTATTGGTGCTATAACGGAGGAAGACGAGGACGGCAATAAGGTGTTGTCAAGTGAGATAAAGCTGAAAGCTGATATGGTTAGCATCAAGGCGAAGGACATTCAGATTGGTTCTGATGAGGAGAATATTCTGCCGAGCAATATCAAGGTTGGTGGGTTTAAGATAGAAGGTTCAAAATTGATGTCTGCATCGGAAAATAATTCTAACGAGACATACACTATTACCATGTCACCTGACAATGGCTTTTATCAGAGCAAGGTCACAAAGATGTCCGATATGGTAGGTGCGGTGACTAAAACGGAATCCGTCTCGGTAAATAATGCAGAAATCAATCTCCTTGCTACAACAAGAAACGCATATAACTATACCACCAGGACGACTAAAATTACCCCATCAGAGTTTTACATAAACGTCTTTTCTAAGGGAGACGCAATCCACATTAATAATGACGGTACGGGTTCGCTTGGCTTCGGATTTATAAACTGGACGCAGACAGAAATGTCGATTGGAAAAGGAGGAAATGTAATATCTTTTTCTGAAAACGGCGAGGTTGTAATATCTGGAACACCATTATTGTTTGACGGGACTCTTCCTGACTCATACACCAAACTTTCTCCAGGAATCATTGAGACGGTAATGGAAGGTACTGCAAAGTATGAGCATAAGTTTGCTGCTTCAAAATGGGAAAATCTCACAACTGGAGATTACGTAAGCATTACCGTTGCCGATGTATATGTAAAGCGCGGAGAGAAGGAGCACAAACTTACCAATAAGGTTGACAAGGAAGAACTTGATGCAGCGTATAAGGAGATAGGTATATTGAATACGCATATAGAGGCACTTGAAAACCGACTGGCCACATTCATCAACCAATACAACTCCGTGCATGGACTGACAACTGAACAGCAGAATGGCTAAGGATAGGATTGACATACTCAGAGAGCAGATGGAGAAGAATCAGGAGGTTACGAACCGTAGCATCCAGGTTCTTGCGTCTCGTATTGCAGAAGAGAGGGAGATTATCACTCTTGACGAGTTGAAGGCAATGAAGGCTGATATTGCGAAGAAGGTTGACAAGGATGACTTGAAGACGGTGAACAAGAAGTCGCTCATTGGCAAGGGGGATATTGATACAACTCCTGAGTCGCTTACAAGGAATGATGTGACCCAGATATTTAATAATGCTTAATAACTGATAAGAAAAGATATGACAAACGAAGAAAGACTTTTACAAGGTTTCGTCAAGGGCGAGGAGTTGTCTGGCTACTCTACCCTTGTCAAGGCGATGATACGCCTGTGGGGTGTTACGCCGTTCGGTGGGTTCGGTCACGATAGTGGTGTAACCCTTTCACAGGAAACGCTGCCGGGCAATATTGACTACCGTTCGATAATATACGACAACGTATATAATATGTTCCTCGTAAAGTCGGGTAGCAATCTATACTACAAGTTTCAGAACAGCGAGCTTTACAATGATATTGATACTAGCAAGGGATCAGTATCGGCACACAAGAACCGCTTCTTTGCGTGCAAGAGTGGATACATCGTTATGGGCGAGGTGTTCCAGTATGACTTGTCGCCTGTGTTAAGCCAGATAACAGGCATAAACAACACTTTGTCAAACCACGATACACGCATAACTGAAAACCATAACCGTACGGAAGTATTAAACGGTAACTTGTTTGCCTTGACAGAGCGTATCAGAGTAACAGTTGACAATAAGCTTGCTCCATTCGTTGACATTTCCGACTACCCTCTATGGAATGAGCAGATGTCGCCTAATGAAAATCTTGGCAAGGTATGTATTGACGCTGACAACTTCCCTGACATATCATTGAAGAAGGCGGTTAAATCTCCAGCCGCAGACACTGCTATATGGGTAAATGCTATAGACCAGGGAACCATCTATGTGTTCCATTCTTCTTTTACAAATCAGGACATCGCTCTAACCTCAGATAGCAGCGGCTCTATACTTCGTCCTATCGGTATGCCACGCTCGGCAGACGAATCTCTCAATTTGGATTCACATAACGCAGTTGCCAACAGCATAGTCACAAAGACCATCCGCGACAATGAGAAGGTGTGGGCAGAGGCGTTCAATGACTTGAACGAAAGGACACTGCCTATCAAGCCTCTCGTGATTTCTACAGTAGATCGCAGAGAAGATATTGTACTGACGCAAGATATGCTTGGGAAATATGTAGCGTATGACGCACGTCAACGTGTGGCTTTTGTAGCGGAGGATAATGATGGTCTCTACACAAGAAGCGTAACAAGGTCAGATATGGAAGCCAAGATGTTCGTAACGGCTGATGGTGCTTATTATATTCTTGATGCGGAAGGCACTAAACTGAAAGGACTTACCAACAACACCTTCGACACCATACTAAACGACACATCGAATAACGCTCCGACAACACAGGCTGTAAAGAATTACGTAGAGAGTCGCATAGGCTCGATATTGGAGGTAAAGTACTACGCTGGCTCGGCAAGCACTCTTGTTGTTCCATCTACTAAGGCAGGCGCACTCTATTTGTGCAAAGATGATATGCGTATCTACGAGATACAGTCTAATGGCAGCAAAAAGGCTTTAACCGTTGCTCTGATGATTGGTTATATGTTCCACGTTGCAGAGGTTGACATGATGTTCGTACTCAAAGGCGATGGAACTAACGTAGTCAAGGAGATTGGCAAGAACGTATATGACACCTCAATTAACAGCACTTCGACAAACGCGCCTACGACAAAGGCTGTATATGAAGCTGTAGGAGCTGCAGGAAAAGTAGATGGAGCCAGCTTTGTTGCCGAAGATGGCTCACCTTTGGAACTTCCAGTAAGCAGTAAGGTGATACAAATACCAGTTGATGCCAATGCGCCTGTAGCAGGTAATCTTAGACTTATAACGTCAGATGCTGTCGCTAGAGGTATCAGTACGGCGAAGAGTGATCTTGACGCAAAGATAACCGCACTCGAATCCTCAAGGTTGAAGCGTGAGGTTGTTGATGCACTGCCAGACAGTCCGAGTGAGAACACCATCTACCTTGTTCCTGTACGCAGCCAGAAGGGTGACTACTACAACGAATACCTATGGGTTGCAAGCAAGAATGCCTACGAACTTATCGGAACATCGCAGACTTCGCTTGAAGGATATACTACACAGGCAGAGCTGAACCGACTTAAGGCAAGCACGACTGGTCTGAGCGTATTTATTGAGAAGGGTTCTAATAACTACATCAATATATTGCTCAAGGATGGTGACAAACTTGTATTCGTTGACACTAACAAGTCTATAGGCGAGACAAATGATATTTACATTGACTACCTCAATGACGATGGCACAGTTGATACGAATGACTCCGATGCACCAGGAGGGGAGATAACCGTGGAGAATACATACAATAAGATAGACGTTCGGTGTGAAGATATGAATAATAACACGGCGTATGTAACTCTCTTCATAAAGAACAACACCGTAACCAACGTAGGCATACCAGTGCTGACGAAGGAGGACATAAAGACTATCTGGAACAACGCATAACGAGACTATGGAGAATATACTACAGGAATTTATGAAGAACCTTGCATCGTTCCTTAAGTCGGGCGATGCGAGTGCTACATACTCAAAACAGGGTCTTCTCTCGACTGATGACAAGAAGCTCATTGACCTGTTCTCGTGTGGTATGGTCGTGTCTCTGCGAAACGGAGGCGTTGTGACAAACTATCTGCCGTGCAACCTTAACGTGGGCGACAAGATAATGATACGTCCGAAGGATAGTCTTACTGACATCGAACAGACTGGAGGTTTCCTTATTCAAGGAGAGGACGGACAGGGTCAGATTAAGCGAGCCAACTTCAATACGGCAATAAACATTACGGCAGATAATGTTCATTCGCTTGGGCTTGCACTTAACTCGCCTGGCACAAAGGAATGCTATCTTATCGCAAGGCATAATTTCTAAAACGAACAAGTATGAGCAGATTCTTACGACTATACGGCACGAAGGCTGAGTATGACGCTGCAGTGCGTACCATTGACGAGCCGAGCGTGGCTTACGTGGGGGACGTGGATAAGGTGTTCTACCGCAAGGAGCGCGACATCGGAAGGCTTATCAGAGAGGACAACGATGCGTTCGTAATGGACTCTGGAAGCGAGATAGAGATAAGTGTTTAATCAATCAAATCAACGTAAAGAGATATGGAACTACAATTCACAAAGAAAGACAACCTCTGGGTGGCTACTGCGGAGGTTATCGGTGACTACAACGTGCGTCTGGAGTGCATGAAGTCGGGTCTTGTTATCATCAAGCAGTCAACGGTCGAAGGACGTGAGGGCAAGGTCGTTGCCAGTGGCAGTTTCGGCGAAGATGGCTTGTACGAGCAGGATTACGTCAATGCCGTATATCCGAAGTACGTCACCATCGAGTGCAACGCTCAGCCTAAGAAAGGATACATAACCGAGAAACAGCAGTAAGCCTATGCAACGTCTGTATAAGTCGCTATGCCGTTCGCTCGTCAGTGGCGTAGCATCAGTAGGCGAGAATGCCATTCCTGTGCCGGTGGAGGAGAACGTGCTTCTCTTCGACAACGGCGTGGAGGCATTGCTTGACAGTGGCGAGAATATCATAGTACGAACAAAATAACATAACTGAATTATGGGAGTAAAAATCAAAGACCTCTCGCTTGTATCGCAAGTGAAGGATGCAATCAAAATCCCTGTGTCGGACGGATCGAACACCGACAAGGGTCTCAGCGTAGGGCAGGTAAAGGAGTTTGTCATCGGAAACATACCGGAACAGGTGTCAGACCTGGAACTCGCAATGGGTCCATATACTCCGCGTCCTAATCAGAAACTGGAGGTGGATAAGGACAATATGGCGATTGACGCTGCTACTGGTCGACCTGTGGCTAAGAGCGGATGGGCAATATCTAAGCCTATACTGGTAGTTCGAGGCAATCTGTACTGCGTGAAGGTGGGACAGACTGACGGCAATGTGTGGTGCGCTGCCAAGCAGACTGTCGTACCTGCATGGGATGAGGAGGTGAAAGATTCTGAGACTGGTGAGGTGATAGACGTAATACATCATCCAGAGGAGGTGTATTACTCAAAGAAGACGCAACTCAACGCCGATGCAGAAATTCCAAAGGACGGCAAACTGCGTGTTCTTGGTATGCCACAAGACTTCTATATGGTTGTTTCATACCATAAGGCAACAGCCAATACGACAGTCGAGGTACGCAGATACGGACTTGTAGCCAACATCTGCACGCAGGTGGGCGAGGTTGACACCGCAGCCGAAGAGAACCTTACCGCCAATATGGAGAACGTGGCGCAGACTGTCGGCAATGTGGGCACGGTGGTTGATACGCTGGAGTACCGCATCGGTCAGTACCCACAGACATTGCTCGGTCATGGCACTCCATCGGCAAGTGTTCGCCCTGTCAACCTTGGCGTGGATAATGACGGATTTCCTCTCCCATGGTTCGGCACACCAGAGTTCGTAGGACAGCAGTATATCGACATAGACGCAAGCAACGGTGGCTTGTACTATGCCGTTCCATCGTTCGACATGGACGGCAACATTTCTTCACTCAAATGGGCTAATGCTAACGCTTAAAACATAGACAGACATGACACAAAGCAATATTATAGTTAAGATTCCTCAGATTGGTGACGGCGTATTCCTCGACCCACAAGGCAAGCCAGTATTCGTTAAGTGCGACACTATAGACATAGCAGGTCTTAGTGGATACACCAAGGTAGGTGTGGTGTATAATCGTGAAGGTAACGAGATTGATATTCTCGCCCTTGACGCTCCTTCGCACAAATGGGAGGCGGCGATGATATACAAGGTCAACGGCATAAAACTTGACGGCACCGCAAATACATTCCAAATCCGTGTAGGCTACGGTTCGAGCCAGTTATATACCGATTACACCTCATTCTCATGGAGCGGTACAGACGTAGCAGACTTCGCAAGCGCACTCTCCACTCACCTCGAAGCAAACCATGATGGTAGCGGTGTGATACCTCGTTGCAGAGCGTATGGTGATGAGGTATGGATTCAGCTGGAGAACTATACGAACTGGACTAACAACGTAGGCGTGACAGGCAGTAATGGCGTGAGCGTAGTGCAGAATGCAATGCTTGACAACTATCTCCCTTATGGCAGTAATGCCGTAACAAAGGGTGCGTTCACATTCGGTTTTCCAGCCGCTAACAAATGGTCTTACCTCGGACGTGCGTATGCCAACGGACGCACACCGACAACACAGGAGTCAATCAAGAGCACCGTGCAAGAACCAGTCACCCCAGACGCATTCACTAACAGCGAGTACTGCTCCGACCTCCATGAGACCTTCGGCACGTTCGACAACTATATTGAGTCGCGCACACTACTCTGCCCCGCAAGCAGGAACGTAGGAGCCGCACGCAACGGTCACAAGTGGACCCAGATGCTTAAAGATTACGTGTGGACAAACCGCAATGGAGTTACTGCACCTCTGTTCCCTGCGCATAAGTACTGTGCTGACTACGGCAAGGGCAATGGTATATTCGGAGCAGGCAACTGGCATTTGATGGATGTACCAGAAATGTACAATCTCATGCGTCAGTGTCGTTACTGTACCAATACAGCATGGATAAACACAAGCAACGGCAACCTTACAAACAATAGAGCCAATGCTGATGCGGTCAACCGAACCCTTCTCGCCATGGGAGCGAGCAGTTCAGTCAATGTCGCTGGCTACCGCTGGAGTTCTGGTCGCAACAGCAAGAGCTACGGCTGGATGTGGGTCGGTAGCAGCGGTTATCTCCGTTATAACTATTCGTTCGACAACTCCTTTTCGGTTTGTCCGTCCCTGCACCTCAATTTATCTAAAATTTAACCTTCAGCGGTGCGCTCCGCCGCACCGCACAACCAAGCAAGCATATCAATTATGGCACTCAAGCAGAAAGACAATATTGGATTGTTAGCAAGGCGACTCCACGCAACGCTCAGAGGTATCTATCGCACTGGGAAAATATCAAAGATGGACTACCGTCTTGATTTCTCAGAAGCAATACATCAGACAACGCTGACCATATCATCATTCGCGATAGCATACAACATGAGCGACACAGAAGAGCGACTGGCTAAAGTAGATGAGACGATAGGACACTTTGAAGCCGCGAGAGCCATAATTGAAATGATGTTTGACGAGAAGGTAATAACAGGCGAGAGACGGTCTGGGTGATTGAACTAACGTCAAGCGCGAGGGAGTTCTTCAACTCCGTGGTGCATGAGATTAGACATCTCTCGCAGCATATCGCAAACGAAATGCAGTTAGACCAGAACAGTGAAGATGTGTGCTATCTGAGTGGCGATATAGCCTATGCGTTGTTCCCTTATTGTCGTGACTTGCTGTGTGAGCATTGTCGGTGTGGGAAACATAAGCACAAGAAATAGTTGCTAAAAAGTTTGGGAATGTGAGGAAAATTGTGTAACTTTGTAGTAGCATATCTTACAGCGGTAAGAATGTTCCTAATAATGTATTTTGATCGAGCCTCTGCCAGCGATGGTGGAGGTTTTTTTGTGCATATAAAGTAAAAAGGGAATCCTCACGGACTCCCAATCTACTAACCTAAACATATTCACCTAACATCATAATCCGGGAAAAGACTTTCCTACGGTCTCACACCGCCCACAGTCCTTTCGCTGTGTAATTATGATTAATACATTATTTAACTATTAACTAAAACCCTTAAAACAAAAACTATGATTTATGAAAAATCTCTTTCGTATGTAAAGTATGAACACTATTATGTTGACAAGTAATGACAATATGGCGACTGCTACGAGTTCGCCGAACCAGTCTTGCTTCACCTGTTCCCATTTGTTAAGTTTACGCTCAACGGGATATGGGATAGGTATTGAATCGTTCTGAATGAGTGTGTCAATGCGATTGTGCCAACGGTCTCTGAATTGTGTTTCTATCTTTGTGTCATAGACGGTATCACCCTTGACGTACACGTTGTGAAACACATCGTGGTAGATACTGTCTCTTACTGAGTCAACACGAGTGATGTATTTGGTGTGTACCTCCGGCACGGTGACGTACTTTGTAGTGGTGCAGGAGCTAAGGCACATGCTGATAATCATAGTGAGGATAATCATCACTATTACTATCCAGCCATTTGGCTGATTGTCCTGTTGTATGTTCAGTTGCTGTGCCATATTACGATACCCATTGCTGACAATCCCACTCACGGCGGTCTATGAGACCCTGCAGTTTATGTCCGTTGGAGTAAACCCATCTGCGGAACTGTGCCAGGATTTGTTCTGTTGTATAGCCACCGACTATCTTGTTATATAGAGTTGTAGGGTGTCCGTCAGAGCCTTTTGTCAGGCGGTATGCACCAAGATTAAAGCCAAAGTCAACGAGAGCATCAAACTGCCCTTGTGTGAGTTTGGGTAGCTTCATTGAATTAATTGCCCTCTCTACATCAGCTACGTCCTCCATAAGCAACTCATCTGCCTTTAGTTTGGTTATAGCCATACCCATCTTTACATTCTTCGTATGACCGTAGCCTATAGTCGGAATACCTGCCGGACAGCGATACGCATAGAGCCTAAGACCCTCGAACTTCTTTATTGCTTCAATGCATTTCTTACTTGCTTTCATCGTTTTGTTCGTATAAGAGACTTTAATTTATAAGTGTAATCAACTCCGACGAGTGCTCCTACGAATGTAGCGATCTCGCCAAATGCTATGAGTACTGAATTGTCGATAACTCCGAGTGGAGGAACCGAGAAACCTACAACCAACAGTCCGCATCCGACTATGATTGTAAGGATGGCGATAACGCCTTGCTCCTTTATATGTCTTTCTTTTGTTGTCATGGTGTAATTGTGTTTGTGTTGTTGAAATAACTTTATGCAGTAAAGTTACGCCAAAAAAAGCTGAAATGCAAGAAATATTGATTAAAAGAGAAGGCATTAAAAAAGAAACACCTGCTATTCTCACGAACGGCAGGTGCTAATCATTAACTTAAAACAACATAATCATTATGTGATTATCGTGTACCGGTATGTCCGTATCCTCCTTCCTCTCGTTCTGTCTTGTCAAGCATTGAAACTATTTGCAAGCCCCACGATTTACCATCGTTCGGAGGAACGAGCTGTGCTATGCGAGTACCTGCCTTGATGCAGAACGGAACATCATTGTTCTTGATTATTATTCCTACGTTCCCACGGTAGTCATTATCTACTGTACCAAGTATAACGTCTGCATCGAAATGGATTTGTGATGACAGGATGCTGTAGCCTTCGATAGAATGTTTCTTTGTACTGTCTATCAGTTGCACTGCGTTACCTTCAATGCCTGTAACGGAGAAACCACTACGAGGTCTTACGTCACAGAAGCCGTAGTCTGGTACTATTGCAAGGTCGGTATGAACAACTGTGCGTCCGAAAGGAATTATAGTATCACGAGGAACGTACAGGTCAAAACCTGCTGACTTAGCAGTTCCTTTCTTAGGAATGATAGCTTGTCTTGAAAGAAGCTTTACTTTGATGATGTGGTCAAATTTAATCTGTGCCATTGTCGTTAAAATTAAAGTTTATTTTTGTTTGTAAGAATTTTTCTGCGTACCATTTCTTGTAGGATTTGCCTGACTGCCACCAGTCAAATATATTTTCTGCTATTAGGTCTTCTCTTTGCTCATCAGTCAAGCAGTCAGACGATGAGCCAACTGAAAACCCTGTTCGTTCCAGATTCCTCTGTTGATGCGCTTTGTATATCCGTTCTCCGAATGCCTTGTATGGATGTTGGTTGCTAATTTCCCCCCCCATAGAACTTCTCTGCACCCAATGTTCGGGGTCGGGGTGTGCAATCCAACCGCCTGTGTTCTGAGCAATCCTCTGACGTTTCTGATTAGCATCCAATCCGCTTTGATGTTCCACCAGATGTAGTTTGGAAGGAATTTTGCCCCCCCCGAATTGCCTTGATAGCCTTTATCCAATTCCTTTTGACGTGAGGATAACGCTGATTTTCAACTATCTTCTGCTTTCTTGAAGACATAGGGCAACCGATACAGCCTAACCTGTGCCAACCTTCATCGTACAAAGAACAATGAGGAACTTCCATAACTTTGTTAAGGAACTCCCAAACGTCTTCCTCAGTCCAATGTATGATAGGAGATATAAGAATACTCTCCTTGCCCGATATACAACCTAACGTCTGCTCTTGGTCGGCATTGGTGATATTCACTCCGTCCTTCTTGGACTTGCGCCTTGCACGCTTTGCCTTTAGTTCCTGACGATACTCATCAAGACCTTCCAAAGTTCCGCTAAACTTTCGGTTGTTTATCTCAACTTCATTACGTTTCGCACGTCTCGCACTCTCTTGGTGTCTTATACCTATAAGGGTAACTCTACCTGCGCCTGAGGTCTCTTTGTATTCTGCGCAACACCACCGAACTCTCATAGTCGGCAATATCTGCTTTTCAATAGCGAGTTGGTAGATAGACTTCTTGGGTTTAATCAAATCTACCTCAGGATATGCCTGTTTGACAAATCGTATTACCTCAGGTGGGTCAACGCTCGTCAAGTTCATGTGCGCATCAAACTTTACGCCTGCAATCTCTGCTATGTGATAGAGAGCCTGGCTGTCCTTTCCTGCAGAGAACGCGAGAAAATATCCATTTTTTTGCCCCCCATAAGCGAGAGCGAGGCTTTCAGCACGCCTCAGGAGAGAGACCGAATACTCAATCTTCTTCCTGAGAGGTGCTGATGCTCTGGATAGTGCCTGTTCAAGAGTTATGTTTGTTTGCATTGAATGAATAGTATTTTACCTGTTTGCCTTGAATAGAGTCGAGAGTGTGCTGAAGACGGTATATCTCCTTGCTGTCAGCATCGCGACTTACTCTTTCGTTTGCCAGAGTTACTACCTGGAATGTTATTATTCCGATGAATGACAGAAGATATAGCGGATGGTTGCACACTAACCTTCTTGTCTGACGTGTGAACGTCTTTGGGAGCAGTTGAAGTACTTCCCAACAGCCTCTTCCTATATTGATGAAGCCGTGTCTATAAGTCATTTCTTTTTCCATATTGTATTTTATTAATTGGATAGCCTAATTTTCTTGCTATTTTCATATTGTAGAATATTAAGTGTATGGGTATGTCAAACTTCTCTGAGAGATATTTCATACGCCCTCTTTTCATATAGTTGTTAGCTGCATCTGCGAATGCTTTGTAGCGTTCGCGGTCATAGATTGTCTGCTTGCGAGTAGTGTGTACACCGTATTTCTTGCATTTAGCATATACGGTGCTGACATTGCATCCTATGTATTCAGCTATTTCCGTTGCGCTTTTCTCCTGTTCACACATACG